CGGTTACCAGCGGAGTCTGAGCCAGGATCTCTGGGCCTTCTTCCAGGACTACGGACTCCACCTCAAGGCCAAGATCAGAGGGCAGCACCCTCTCCATCTGGGCCGGGTTCTCCGGGGTAGCCGGGGCTGGGCGACCGAACCCATGCAGCTGAGCACGAGAAACCATGACCGGAATGCTCTCAATACCGGCATCCTGCAAAGCGGCAAGCCTGGTGTTCCCGTCCAGTAGTGTTGCGTGTCCCGTTTCCATATCGAAGCCAAGTTCTAGCGGCTCAAACAGGACTCCTCCCGACCTGAACTCCTCGGTTAGCCGAGGAAGCAGCGTCTCGGTAGGCTCGGTAATGTTATCAGGGCCTTTCGGGACCACCCTGCGGTCTTCTGATCGGAACTTGGCCAAGCTGCTCGTCTTTACATATTGGACATTAGGATTGCCCTGCCAACGCTCTGACAGCCTTACCCTGGCGGACGCGGGAATCGGGGCCTGACGGACAATGGCCGGCGTCTCACCAGCCCTTTCAGCGGCACGCCTGGCCTGATACTCCTGCACTGCCAAATCGGCCAGGCGCTTAACCTCCGCCTCATACGCATCCCCTGCGGCCTCGCCAAGATTCTGTCGGATGGCATCTGCAGTGTGAGCGTGATCGCGGCTGAGACCGGTCCCGCCGTGGTGCAAAAAGTCATCTCGCGCTTTTTGGATGATTCGGTCTTCGCTGGGCATCTGCGCCTGTTCGCGAGCAGAACTCTCGGGCTCCGCCACAGCCTCTTGGGCCTGTTGCTCGCCGGTAAGCTGGGCTACGACCTTTTCCGCGATGGCCTGCGGGGACTCGGTTGTTACATCCAAGCCAAAGCGGTCGAGTAGCTCCATGGGATCAACGCCCCACCGCTCACCCATGGTCACCAGAAAGTCGGCCAGAGGCGCGGCCTTGCTCTCCGCCTCGGTTTGTCCAGCGGCAAGCAGGCGTCCAGCGATCTCGTCACGCACCTCCAGGATCTTGGCCGTCTGCTCACGCATGCGCTCCCCGGTCTCCCGCGCATTGGGGGCCTCGGGAGCGGCTCGCAGCTCTGCGGCCAAGCGAGCGTTGTGCGGAGTAGGTGCAATATGCTGCGCGTACTTGCTGGCCGGAATGGCGATCTGGTGACCGGCTTCGGCGGCGTTGTCGTAGGCGTCCGCCGAACCCAGCACGGTATCGGCCACTTCTCTCGGGTCCAGGTTTTGGCTTTGCCAGTACAAGTCCCACTGGGCTTTGTCAAAGTACACCAGGTCGTTGCCAATGGCGGCCTCGACAGCGGCCTCCGACGAGCCGATCCTGGAGTCCTTCAGGTCCTTGCCGATCTTCTCCCAGGCGCGCTGGTTAGCTCTCGCCATACGGGCGGCGGAGATGTCTCTCGCCGTGGCTGGCGCTGAGAACGCCGCGCCATAGGTAGAGCCGGCAGCTGCTCCGACCAAAACCCCTTCGCCCACGCGGGCCAGGTTTTCTGGAGTGAAGACCTCATCAGCTAACATCTCGATGGTTACAGGAACGCCCCTGGTCAAGGCGTCGGTGATTGCGTTCGCGTGCAGTTGAATCAACTCCTGCGCGCCTTCTTCTGCGCCTTCCTCCAGGCCGGCAATAGCCAGATTGCGACCGATCTTTCTGAAGGCTTTCCGGTAGGTCTGCTTCCCCAGCATGTCGATGACGGCATGTTTCGAGAACATCCGAGCTAGAGAGTTTGCTCCGGGGATCAGGATCTTCTCAGCACCCAGGCCGGCCTCAACGACCCCGCTCATGAGCGCCACAACGTGGGCGGCGGGAGAGGCTATCTCGGGGTCCACCCCGTGCTCGTCCACCATCTCATTAAAGGCGTGCGGGGCCATCGCGTGGTAGGAGGCCCGGATCATGCCGATAATGTGGCCGGCGGTGTAGCCCGCGCTCGCGCCACCAAGAGTTCCAATACCTGGAACGACGCTTCCAACGGTGCCCCCAACGGCAGCGCCAGTGATCCCGCCCTTTATGCCTTCGGCCCATACCTCAGCCATGAACGGAGCGGTGCCTACGACCTCCGGTATCCACCACTCATCTATGTTGCCCAGGCCCACCTCATAGGCGCGCTCTCGGTTCATGATCTCCTGGTAGCGGTCGAACTCTTGCTGGTCGTCGTCGTTCCACTCTTCGCCTTGCCCAACAAGGTGTCGCCAACGCTTGTTGGAGATCCCGGTGGAGTCCAGCATTGCGTTGTTACGCTCAAGGGATCGCTTCGACCACTCCCACTGCCGCTCCACCCAGGACAGGGTCTCAGGCTCCTCAACCGGGTTGTCTTTCAGGAACTGCGCGGTGCGCGGGGAGTGGCGGACGATCCCCTCCCAATCAATCTTCGGCTCTGGCTTCTCTCCGCTGCGCTCAACCGCTTGGGAAGACACGCCCATCTGCTTGCCCATATCGATTGACTCGGGCGACACCGGCTCCCTGGAGGCGACCTCCAGGTCAGAAGCACGCCGCTGGGTCTGCCCATGCAACGCTTCCCAGTTAATCTCGCTCATTACTCAACCCTTGCGTTGGGTTTCTGCAGGGGAGGTTCTCCAATGTCGGTGACCACCGAGTCCGGGTAAGGCAGCGAGTTGTCCTCCTCTTCCTCTTCGCGAGGAGTGAAGAACGGCACCATGCCCTCCGGGTCGAAGTTGCCGCCAGACTCGGGTGGATTCGGGTTGACCAGGTAAGCCTGGTACAGGTCCAGCAGGGACTGTTCAGTCAGCGCGCCAAGGTTCTCTTGGGCTTGCTGCCGGAACCAGGTGGGAACGTCGTCCGGGTCGTCGATCAAGAAGGCTTCTCGGGAGGTGTCGAGCCACTTACGATCACGCACCTCATCCTGCACCAAGCGTTCGGCCACGGCGCGCATTTCGCTCTCCGGCATGTTGCGCCCCTCGTTCTTGGGGTCGGACTGCCAGGAGTCGATGGCCTCGCCCATCATGCGGTGGAAGCGCGCAGCCTTCTCCATGTCCTTGGTGTTCTTCGGGTTCACCAGATCCATGTCCAGCTGGCCCAGAGCCTGCTGGGTGATCTGAGCCCTGGTTGCCGCATGGGCAGCGGCACCCTGGTCGTTGTCACGGGCGGAGTTGTACCAGCCCGAGATGGTCTTGAACTCGGAGTCTTCCATGCTGGCGCGAAGGGGTCCGCTCTCCGACTCGAAGTAGCGGATGAACCCCTGTGGGTCGGTTTGGTACATCACCTGTAGGCGAACGTACTCCTGCCAATCGGTGGTGAGGGTGCCCTCGTTGAGCTTCTTGTCATACTCGATTAGGGCCTTGCGGTCAGAGACCTTCAGCTTGTGCCAGTCTTCCGACCCTTGTAGGGACGCGAGCCCCTGCTGCTCCACCTGGGTAGTCATAGCAATCATGCCGTCCGAGTATGCGCGGCTCATGCGTGACGCCTGTTTGGTCTCGGCGGAATAAATCGCATTGTTAGCCCAAGCCAACTGGGCATCGGCCATGTCCTGGGGTAGCCACTTGGGATCAGCGATGGTGCCGTCCGGGCTTGTCAGGATGGCGACCTGCTCCTCGGGGGTAAGCGCGGCCACTGCAGCCAGAGAAGCGGTTGCGGTTGCCTCCTGGCGTGCCAGCTGGTCCTCTCCCTCGACGAGTATCCCGTGGCTCTTGGCGTCATCAATCCAGGCATTCATCTCGTTGAGAATGTCCTCGCGCTGGCTCGGGCTGGTTGCTCGCATAATGTCGCGCCGGCCCCGCTCAAGGTCAGCCTTGAGGGTGGCGCTGCGGACCTTCTGCTCAGTGGTCCAGGAAGCAGATTTCACATCCGCCATGCCGCTGCTGATGTACGAGTCTGCGTCCATCTCAAACAGGGCGGACGCCCTCCTACCCCGGACCAGCTTGCCGGCCTCGGCGCGAGCCTCCTTCATGGCCTCGTTGTACAGGTTCTCGTAGTCACCGTACTGGTCGCTGCGTGACAAGCGATCCATGACGTCTATGCGGGCGGAGTTGAGAACGGACTGGGCCTTGATCAGGTCCGACTTGTCCTGCCTCTCGAACGCGTTCTTGGCGATGGAGGACAGCATGTTGCCGGTGGCCTCCAGGCCAGACATGTCCGAGGCAATCCGTATGTTGCCCGTGCGGCCTTGAACGCTCTGCAGGCCTATCGCTTCTGGGTCAGGTAAGTTGGGCATTTACTAAGCCTTAAATCGGTCGTAAAGGGTGCCGACGCCCTCAGAGATAGTGCCCACGGATTTCAGAATGCCCTGTGCGCGGGCTTGTTTGCCCATGGCGCGAGTGGCCTGCCCCTGGGTTCTCAGGGTGTCGGCCTCGGTGGCACCGGAGTACAGCTTAGCCATGGCGTTGTACTCGGAGCGGGCCGCGATGCGGTTCTCCACGTCCTGCACGGTGGCATCATCCGCGCCGGCACCCGAAGCTGCCGCCACTGCCTTCGAGCGAGAGAGGGCTATATCGCCCTGTCGCAGAACCTCTGCGGCATCACGCTGCGCGGACGCCTGGCTCTCGTTGGCCTGGCGATCCATCATCTCGCCCTGCAGGTCCGCGATCTTCTTCTGATCCGACCCCTGCCTGATCTGCGAGTAAGCGGTGACCAGCGTCCCGGCTACCATCAATGGCAACACCAACTGTCCCATCTATAAACCTCCATACCTCCTCATCCACCCGCTCAAAGCCGAGGTGAGTAAGGAACGACTCTGATGTCGGCTCACTATGCTCCTGGTACGCAATGACCGGTAGCAAGCAATTCCGCATGATACGACGGACTGCTGCCGCCGTCCTATAAATCGAGACCGGGTGGTCTCTTAGATCCTCGGGAATGTCCGCAAACGCCACCCAATATCCGCCATCCAGCCAGACCCCGCCCAGGCCGCGCACCTTATCGCCCTCCATCAAGGCAGCTCCCCTGAAGTGGGTGAAAGGCGACATGTCGAAGAAGTCCTCGAAGATGTCCCTTGTTAGTGGGACCACCCTCACCGGTCGTACTCCGTATCCAAAAGCACGGCCATCACCGTGGCGTGCTTGGGTGCCTGGCCCTGCAAGCATACCCGGGCATCGGTCTCCACCGTGCCGTTGAACGGGATGAAGGGCTCATCATAGGCCTGGTAGTCCGACGACACCGTGGTCTCATCTTCTATGACAGGCAGATTGTCCATGGTGGTAAAATCCTGCCCGTACTCCAGCCCTTGCCGGTGGGTGGGGCCGAGGATCAGGCCAATCTGGCGGATCATCTTATCTATGTTCAGGAAGGGGCGCGTCTGGCTGGACAGCTTGGTGGACTTAAACTGCGCGGTGTAGGGCAGCCCGACTATAACGTCGGACGCTGCGGTGCTCAGCGCAATGGCTCCGCCGGAAACCGTGTGCAGCTCGGGGGCCCCGTTTGAATCGACAATGGCATCCCCATCGGCCCAGACCACCACACTCTCACCGTTGAGGTGCGATAGCCCGGTAATGGACGTGGTTGCAGCGCCGGAATAGACAACGTGTGAGTCAACACACTTATTGGTGGTGCCCCCTTGACACTCGGACTCAAGCGCCCACTTCTCGATAAACCGACCCGTGTCGCGGTTTATGACATAGTAGACTTGGTCCTCATCGGTGCCTGGCAGCACCACACACTGCTCCACATTGCCATCAGTTTCAAACCGTACCCAGCACTGCACGTCTTCCACGTCGTCAAAGACAAGGATGACCACGTTGCCGTCGTCCAGCACGCAGTGGATGCGTGTGTCTGGCTGTCGTTGCACAGCGACCTGCCGCACGCCTGGGCTCGCCACGTCCGGGTAGATCCGGGTGAGGTCGGTGGAGGCGTAGTCGAACTTGCCCCCGTCGTAGCCCATTAGGTACACGCGCAGGCCGGAGCGTTGAACGAAGATGCCTGAAGTGTCCACAGCAATGGCGGCCATCTCGGCACTTCCCTGCGTGGACGAGTTCTTGAGACTGAACGCAGTGGGAGTTAGGGGCTCATCGAAGGAGGAGGACCGGGCCCCCTTCTCCGCGCTGTCCGTGCCTATCATGAGCCGCAAAAGCGGCAACAGCCAGTTAATGCGGTCCACCGGGCCCTGCCCAATGGTCCTGGAAATCGGCCCCGAATCGCCTTCAATGAAGTCGTCGAAACCCTCGAACGCGTCCGAGGCCGACCCCCAGATGTTGTCCTTGCCGGCCCACCAGGTCCTGCCCTCATAGAGGGCCACTGCGGAGGGGAAGCCGCGATAGGTGCTCCAGAATCCTTCAGCCCACAGGGCCGAGGCTTCGGTGCCGCCAAGGTTCTTGATTACGGATGCGGTGACCGTGGTCTCGTTGGTCACCGTGCGGATCTTTGTGATGCCTATGATCGAGCCACCGTTGTAGGTTAAGGTGGCAGCGGCTGTGCCAGACGTGTACGCAGTCATCTGCAAACGGTAGTAGGTGATCTGGTTGTCCAGGCCATCGTCGTAGGTGAGCGAGGTCGCCCCGGTCCAGGACTGCACGTCCACCCATGATCCAGGCTCAACCACGGAACGCTGCAGGGTAACCGTGCCTACAAAGGTGCCCGAGATCTGTACGATGAAGCGGCGCGTGTTCTCCACGCCCGTGACGCGGATCTCGTCGGTGGCCGCGTTCAGGGCACCCAGGTTGGCCGTGACAATCTGTCCAACGGACTCGATGCGAAACAGTGCGCCGGCATGGCCCGACTTGAACAAGGGCCTCGACGCCGTCAGGGTCACCTCACCCTGAATCGCAGAAGCAGAGATGGTGATGTCGCCTGTGTTCTCCGGGCGGAAGGGGCCGTCAAGCGGCTCGTACTTCACCAGCGACCAAGTGCGCGTGGCACGGCGCTCAATCTTGTATTGGTGGTAGCCCTCGCAGGCCAGGTAAATCACGTCCGCCGACTGGTCGTAGCGGATCTTCTCCAGGTCCGCCTCAGCGTAGGGGCTGGTCAGGGAGATCGCTCCGCTGCCTTCCATCGCGATGGAGTCCACCAGCTTCTGCCATCGGTCCCGGTTGGAAAACTCCACCCAGATGCTGGCACCTGTGGGGGTCACTGCCAGAGAGTGCTCGCCAGTTCCCAGCTCCCCGGAAAACAAGTCATCGTCGTCTTCTGTGGAACCCATCCTCACAGTGACGGGGCCCTGCTGGATGATAATCTTGATGCCGTGCTCGGTGTTCTGGTCAGCAGCGGCCACCGTCAACTGCTGGGTCTGCTTGGCGGCGTCTGTACCGGTGCCGGTCAGTCCCATGTAGCCGCCCGCTACGTGGGCCGAGGACGCTGTGCCCTCGTCATTGTCTGTCCAGCCGGTAGTGATGTCAGAATCGAAGGTGCCGTTGGTGATCGTGGTGGAGCGGGCTGTGCGCGTAATCACTGCCTCGTCCACATGGACGGTCATCAGGACGTTCCTGAACTCCACCAGGGCCAAGTCGTTGGTGGCGAAGACGAAAGGCACGAGGAACGCCTGGCCCGAGAGAGTCGATATGTACTCCAGCCCAGGGCGTAGCATCATGGGTCCGAAGACACGGGGCATCCAGTTGGTCTGAGTCTCGGCTGACAGTGCTACCCTGTCCAGGTCCGTCCTGGCCAAGGCCAGAGGAGATACGAGCCCCCGGTTAAAGGTAAGTAACTGGCTGGTGTCACGAGGCATCGGCGTATGCCCAGCTATACCCTCCGTGGGTCTTCAGCCGGCCTCTTGCCGCAGAAACCACGCTCGCTCGCCGGAAGCCATTCCTTCCTGCCTCGGAAGCAGACGCGAACACCAACGGACTACGCCCAGGAGCGGTTGCTATAACCGGGCGTCGGGTATCCTGTCCCAACGCTCGCCTAGCGTGCTCCTGGTTCTCAGCGTCCGTACACCACTCAAGGTTCTCGGGCCGGTTGTCAGTCTTCACCCCGTTGAGGTGATTAACGTAATCCTTGCCTGGCTTGCGAGGAACGAAGGCAGTCGCCACTAGACGGTGGACGCTGGCAAACGCTCTAACGCCGCCGGCACACAGCTCCAGTCGGAGGTATCCCTTGCCGGTTGGGTAGGCACCCCTAACCTTTCCTCGTCGCTTGTGGAGCAACCCCCGGTTGGGAACCAACCTATCAAGAGACCGGACCCTCCCCTGCGAAGAGACCTCGTAGATCCCCTCGTAGCCCTCTATGGGACGCCACTCCTCCATAGTCAGACCCTGGGTCCGCGAGAGCGTGACCAGGACCCGTGGGGCGGAAACCGGGCGGGCTCGTTCATGGCGTCGCTTGAGCGGGCCTCGCGCAGAGCCAGGTCCCGGGCCTGAAACAGCCGCCTCTCGGCCTCATCAGACAGCGAGGTGGCCCTTGCCCGAATGCGCCAGGCCAGGTCGTGCTCACAGAAGGCTGTGAACTTCTCCGGCCACAAAGCGAGGTCGTTGCCGTATGACGAGTCGTTGGACACGTAGCTCACGTAAATGACCTGCAGGTCGGAATACCACCGGCCCCGCTCATCCTCGTACCGGGTGAGCGGCGCGTTGAAGTAGGGGTCGGACGCCACGCCTGCAGTGCGTATCCAGTCAGAGGGCTTGATGAACCCGTGCGTGTAGCCGAAGTCCGGGTCAATGCCGGCGTCGTAGTTGCGCTCGGTGGTGCGAATCGCGAAGTTCCACAGGCCGTCCGATAGCCAGCGGTCCACAATGTCGCCGCTGTCCCATGCGGTATCCAACGAACGTCGGTGCTCGTTGTTATCGGTCAGGGCGGAGAGGGATCGCTCTCCGAGTAACAGCAAGGCCTGGTTGTACAGCTTGAGCCTTGATGTGGCCAAAGGTTACCTCCGCAATGCAGCGACGTAGTCCTTCAAATCCCGTTCAGCCTCTGCCCTACTACCAAGCCCGGAGAAGATGCGCTCGCTATCGCTCAGGCGATAGATGCCCCACTTCGTGGTGGGGTTGCCCCACTTAACCTCGTACTCGCTCACGTCCACAATCTCATTAACCTCCAGGTTATGGAAGCTCAGGATCTGGGCGTTGACCCACAAGTCGCCCGTGCCCAGCACGATCATCTCGGCGAACCAGGTCATGTTCTCCGCGTAGACGTCGATGCGGTCACAGGGATTGATGACGTTGGCCACCAGCTTCCAGAAGGCCGGGTCGGTCAGGTCTTCTCTGACAACTTCGGGGCCAACAGTAGCAACGTGGTGTAGACGGGCCGCCCGAGCATGTGTCAGGCGAGAGCGTACAAGAGGAGACGCGGGACTACGCACTGCTTCCAGTGCAGATTCGGTCTGGACTTCTTGGGTCTGGGCAGCTTCTGCCATGAGGACTCCGTAAAATAGGAAACGGTGGGCCCATAATAGAGCCCACCGTCCACATCAGGCAACCAACCTAAGAGGTTACTGCCTGAGACTCCAGGGCCGTAGCCGCGCCGCCAGACGTGACTGCCGTCACGAAGGCGACTCCCCCATCAGGCGCGCTTGAGTCGAAGATGACGACAAAGTCGCCAACATTCATACCCAGATCGTCACCGTTGGAGAAGTAGTCGGCTGCCGTGACCGTAGCCACGTCATCAGTGGATGTGTACATCCAGATCTTCTGCCCAGGGCCTGAGTTCACCAGAGTCGGAGGACTAGCAGTTGAATAAGCCATTAACAATACCTCCTTAGTCCGCCGTCAGAGCCGAGCCATCATGGTCCATGACTACCACGCCGCTGTTCTGCAGCAGCTTGGAGCCCATGTAGATGGTGGTTCTTGCCCATGAGCGGTCTTGCTCTTCATCGTAACCAACGCGTGCGTCAATTCCCGCCACGTTGGCCGCGTGGCCAATGGCGTTCTTGTGGAACATGAAGCACTTCTCTGCACTGGTCCCGACGCCCGGCACGTTGGGGTGAACGATCCACTTAATGCCCATCCACATGTAGTAGCCGGGCAGGTCGCTCCAGTCCATCTCGCCAGATTCGAGCGGCTTCTTGGTGACATAGTCACTGTTGCCAAACTCTTTCACCTGGTTGATGTACGCCTCAAAGGCCGGAGAAATAAGCGCACAGATCTGGCCGTCAAACGGCACCTCTGCTACGCCAAGAATGGTTTTCGCACGCGTGACCAGGTCCAGGTTCGCAGGCACGCCTGCGCCGGAGTTCACCGTCACCGTGCCCGTGTTCAGGGCGGTGATGATGTCATCGTCGATAGTGCGATTGATTACGCCCATCGAGGTCATCTGCATGATGCGCCGCTGGTCTCCCTGCGACTCGAAAACATTGAAACCGGACTTGCGAACCAGGTCATGGTTCTCAGTCAGGGTTGCGGTCAACTGGGTGTTGTTGTCCGCTCGGGCGGTGATGTCACCGTCCAGACCGCGTGTCACTGCGGTCGCACCGCCAGAGTCAGCTACCAGGAACGTCGCTTGGTTGCCCTTGAATTGCGCTTCGGTCGTAACCGCATCACGCAACAGGGACTGCCGCTGCTCGAACCCGTGGATGTACTCCTGGCGATATTGGATCTGTGGGGCGTTGTCCGCCATGATTCCAATCTCCTATGTACTAACGAAGTTTGGTGCATCAGGCTTCGGGTGGCCGCATTGCTGTTTCCATCTGGGGGGTCCTTGCGGGGCCAGACTTTCACGGCTGCGGGGCGTTGCCGCTACATCGGTAAGGTCGTTGCCGGGCCTGTTGCCAGGGGTATCGGCTAACCTTGAGAACGCATTCTACGGGGGGCGGGCCTCGTGTCAAGTGCCCGCCCACCCCACTTAGCTGCTGAGGCTTGCCATGCGGGGACTGCAGGGCGGGCGGCTAATTCTAGCACGCGCTGCTAACAAAACGCTCCCCACATTCAATCCGCTTCGAGCAACTCGATTTTCTTTTGCAGATAGTGCGCGGCCTTCAAGAGATCCGTTTTCCGGTCACCCTTGGATCTGAGAAGATACTTGATTACATTGCCCTCGAAAAAGTCGAGGTCGTATTCTTCTATGACGTCCCAGGGTTGGATGGCACGCAGCCGATAGTGATCGCCGCCGACCTGCGTGTCGCTCGCGCTCATTTTACTTCTCTCAAACCGGCCCGCGACAGATAATCGACCAGCTCGGTCATCAGCTCCAGGTGCATAGCCACCAACGCGAGCCAGCAATCATTCAGATCGACAGGACCCTCCGGCCCATCAGCGGCCACCCCGCTAAGGTCCAGGTCCTCCAAAGACATCAGCACACTGAGACTGCTCGACAGCGAATCGTGAAATCCTTGTAGGCCATCGTACTGCTGCTGGACCAGCTTCATATCAATCATTGCTTCTCACCCTCACGATGCTGGCAACATGCCGTTCCACCTCGCCGAACTCCCGGTGGTGGACGATGGCGTTCATTTCGCGCATGGCTCGGTATCCCTTTGCATTGGTCCAGGCGTCTTTCGCCGCCAGTGTCCTGAAAAACTCGACCCCCACCCCGGACGGTTCGTGCTTCCGCTGGGTGTGGAAGTGGCCCAAATACCAATACCGGAACTCTGTTGCCGCCCACTCTTGGGGGCAGTCCTGAGCCAGGATTCCCGGCAGCTCTTGGATCTTCACATCATGTCCGTGGGTTGATCCGATCAGGCTTTTACCGAACTGATAGTACCAAAATGGATTGGGTGACGCGTCCACTTTGACCCTCGGCTCTTTCTCGTAGAACGCGTCCAGGATGAGTGCCAGCGCGTGACTGGTGTGATCGTCGTGGTTGCCAATGTTGTTGCGGACGATGACCTTCTTGTGCTTTTTGAGCGCGGCCTCGATGCAGGCCCGCATCGTCGCTGCGCCCATTCTCATCACGCGAGGCCACCGTGTATCAACATCCAACGGGTTTTTGCCTCGTGTAGTTACGTTCTGCTGATTGTCGGCGTGGAAAAAATCGCCCAGGTTCAGGATGATGGCCAGATCGCTAGGCGGGGCCGCTTCCGCCAATCGCGTCGTTGCAGAGATCAGATCTTGCGCCGCGATGTCAGTGTCAAAATCTTCGCCGGCTTCTTCTCCCCAAGCGTACATCCCCAGGTGGGGGTCGCCCATAACGTAACAGGTCAGCCGATCTTTGGAGGAGACCTTGGGCACCTTGACTTTTTTGGCTACTCCCCGGACTTCATCAGCAAGCTCCATAGCAAACGCACGCATCTGCTCAGCCTTTTGCTGCTCTTCAACCTGAGTCTTGTTCCACTGAATGATTACGTTGCCGTCAGCGTCGTAAAGCGTGGATGTACCTTTGACGAAATAGCCGGGGGCCGCCGCGTGGGTCATGTCGTGCGCGGGAGAGAATCCTCGCTTTGTGGCGCGGGCACGCACTTGCCCCACGGCATCCGTGACGGTGGTGTGAGAGATCCCCATGGCTTTAGCCGCTGCGCGTGTCGTGCCGTGTTTGATCAGCATCTCAATCTTTTCGCGCTGCTTCGGCGTGGGCTCGCCGTATTCCAGCAACAGCCCCAGTTCCCTGGGATCATGCGATGCCGGGTGGCTTAAATGTGGTGAAGGCTTCGTCATGATTTCACCCGAAGCCCAATATGCACGGCGCTCGAATCGACCATACTACTTTCCTTGGCGAGGGAGCGAGTGGCGATAGTACCAAGGAATCTGCGCCAAAAAGAAGGGGCCCGAAGGCCCCTGAAAAAGATCGGGGTCCTGGCCGACAGTGGGAAGTAAGAGCCAGGACCCCGGGGGCTCAGGCAAACAAACCAGCGAAAACCCGAGCCGTGAGCCTGCCTACTGGGGGGCTACCGTGGGAGGACGGTGCTGCAGGCTCGCCCCGACCTTACTCTTGCCGACGCGGATAGGTCAACAGCCTATCTGATCCGGTGTATGAAAAACGCTGTCTCCCCAGTTTCCGTGGACACGTCTGTGGAGTCGCTGACGTCAGCGCGCCATCGAACGACCTCGCCTGCTGACAGGCTGATAATGCCCGCTGCCGACAGCCCACCGCCGCCACTCGTCTCGCGCTGGTAGTCCTGGCCACGGATTGGCGGGGCCGGCTCTATCCACGTGCCGGAGCCCTGATCTCTCTGAATGAAGGCAAACGCCCGAGAGCGCGTTGCCCCTCCGCTGCCGTCGTCGTTAATTGGCATGTTAAGGCTAACATGATAATAGCCGGCGTCGGTGACAGTAACCTCTCCAGAACTCAGCGCATAGTTGGCGTCCGGGTCAAACGCTTCCGAATCGAAAACGAGCGTGGCCTCGGTAGTGCTCAGATTCTGCGAGCCGGTGATCTCAAAGCCGGCTGGCTTTGCATCTACCCCGCTGCCAAGGGCGGCGATGGCCTGCTTCACCCGCTCGGGGCTCCACGTGCGTAGTGCCGTCTCGGTGCCCGCTTCGGCCTCTACTTGGGTGACATCGGGGGAGCTGATGGAGACCCAGGATGTGCCGTCCCAGCGCACCATGTCGCCAGTGGTCCCGACAGGAAGGACCTGCCCAGTCCCCTTCAGCGTCTGAAGGTACTCGGCAATCCACCGTGCATCTACTTCCTCAAGCGCCATGAGTACCTCAAACGGTCTCCGTTAACATACCAGCGCACAATCTGAAGATCGACCAGCGGTCCCGACATGGCGCACAGGGTTGAGCAGAAGGGGGCGGTCTTGTACTCCATAACATTGCCGCAATGGTCGCACCGTCGTTCGTCTTCAGGCGGCGCGCTCTTCCTCATCCCCGGCGGGCGAGCTTCTGCTCCGCTTCGATGATCTGCAGGTACTCCTGCTGCATGCGCGTGTTGCCGTTGGCGTCTTTCGGGCCCTTCCAGTATTCGCTGCCTTGGCTCTTCATGGCCGTCTCAATGACGTCCTTGCGTGCCTGCATTGACTCCACCGTGGGTGCGTCCAGGCCGGTCAGGGTGCCTACGGGGTTCAGGTCGCGAGCGGTCTGCGCCAGCCACTGCATGATCTGGGGATCGTTCCCCAGGATGTTGCCGTCCAGGCCCCGGGCGGTCAGCAGCTTCTCGCTCAGCTCTTCCCCCAGCAGGTTGCCAATGGCGTTGATGTTGGGCCGGTAGTCGCTCTGCCAGGCCATGCGTAGCTCGTCCACGCCCGCCTGCTTAAACGCCCGATCCGCTTCAATCTGCTGGGAGGCCTCCTGCTCGGCCAGGTCCGCGTACCAGCGGATCGCCTCGCTCGCTTGAGCCGGGTTCAGGTTGGTGGCGTGTGCAACGTCCTTGATGAACGACTCCACGATGCTCTCGTCGCCCTCTGGAAGAACTCTGCCATCCAAGTCCAGGTCGTAGCCCTCGGGCTTCAAAGGGATACCATTCTCCTCGCGCCATGCTTGAACCTCCTCGTCGCTCGCATCAGCAGCAAGTTGACGGCGCAGCTGGCCGGCAGACATCTGCTTACGCAAACCCAAGAAGGCCTCGGCCATCTTCTGCGGGGACGTGTACCGACTAAGGATAGACAGGCCGGCCTCGTCATCACCGGCCAACTGTGCGGCCCAGTCCTCTGGGAACCCGGCAGGAGCGTCAGTGCTGACCTCCTCGGTTCCGTCGATGGGGCCAACATCACCCTCTGCAGTATCAGTGGTCGCCTGATCACCCGCTGGGAGATCAACGTCGGACTGGGCGGAAAGGTCTACATCGCCACCGTCCATAGGATTTTCAACAGCCGCTTCTGCCATGGGTTACGCAGCCTCCCCGTCTGAACACTGATTAGCCTGCAGCACCGTGGTGCGCATCTTGTGGGCGATGCTATCCACGTCTACCGGGTAGGACTGTCCGAGCAGCGCGTTAGCCGCAAGCACATGTTCCAGCGCAGACTCGTAGTGTGCGCGGGCTTTTTGAACCGTGGTGCCGCCGGGCGCGGGGCCGGCGTTAGCCTCCAGCTCCTCAACCCGTTCGCTTAGCGCCTCTACCTGCTCTTGCAGTTGGGCCTTGGTCGCCATCTTCTGTCACCTCCATCAGCGCGGTGTAGTTGATCCGGGTGGTCTTCACGATCTGGGAGGCAACGTAACGCTTCCCCTCCGCGAAGGCCGTCAGTCGGTCGCCATCATAGCCAACATTGAAGCTGAGGTCATAAGCCCCACAAACGTCCTCTATGATGGTTTTCATGGCCAACTTCTGCTGATCCGCGTCCGCTTGTCCGTTTATGCACGCCTCAATGGCTCGGCCCTTGGCAATGTTGGGCCTGCCGGCTGCGTCTTTGCCACCCCAGTCGAAGGGCCGAAGCGCGGGCGGGGGCGTTTTGCTCAACCAAGGACCCCAGCGACTTGTTGTGCGGTCTCAAGGTCTTGCTGCATTTCGGACTGCGCCTGCATCTCCGCAACTCGCTGCGCCTTCTCGCGCTCGGAGACGGTCCAGTCGGTGGGAGCACCCAGGCCAATCAAGGCGTCCTTGAATGCCTCGTGGAAGTCCAGCTCGGCGGCCAGCGTAGTGTCTGCCTGCACAGCCTGTTGGAGCAGGCCCAGGACCTCTTGGAACTGAGCGGTCTTCTCCGCGTCCTCTGCTGCCTGTAGGGGCGTCTCGAACTGGAACTTTACTTCCTTTCCGCGCAGTGCCTCGGGCAGGGTGTCCATCGGGCCGAAGCCGCCGAACTGCATGATTAACTCAAAGGTCGAGTCGCACAGGGCGAGGTTGTACTCGTCCTCCATGGGCTCGAACAGCGGCAGCGCCTGGCGGATGTATTCCTGAACGCGTTCACGAGTCTCGGTGGCCGTCATCTGGTGACCCTGCATCGGGGGCAGCGAGATCTTGTTCAAATAAAACGCTTCCTTCATCGCGAGGTTGATGTCGTCTCGTATGTTGAACGCAACCGGGAAGGCACCCTTGTCCTGAGTGATAGGCCTCAGCGCCTGGCCAAGGCGCTCGTCGTAGTCCTGGTCCACCCAGGTAATCCCGCCGGCAAACAGCTGCACGTCGGATCTCACCACGTTGTCCGTGGCCACCATGGGCGGGTTGACATACCGCTCGCCGGCCTCTAGCAGCGTCAGGGTGATCGCCTGGATTAGGCGAGCATCAGGCAACGCAACCATCACGGCGGGGCTGTGCGCGTACTGGGACCCGCTGTGCGCCCACCGGGGAACGATGTACTCGAAGCGGTCCATGGGGATCGCCTCCATGACGTGCTCGTTCTCCACGTCGATGTGCAAGGAGACGTACTTGCGCCGCCCCTCGGGGTCGGGCATCACAACGTGCCGGCACTCAATCTCGCGGTGCCTGCCTTGCTTGTGGCCACCCTCCCAAGCCTGAAGGATCTTGGGGTGGAGCGTGGCACCGGGTTTCTTGCCGAACTTCTCGATCAGCTGGTCAATGCGCGGCTTCCACTTGCGGTGTATCGTATCGACATCCCCGCTCACGTTCTCCTGCCAAGCGCAGTCCTTCAAGTGCCAGGTCTGGTACAGAAGCCCATCCAGATCGCCGTTCATAGTGATCTGCATCACGCACTGGCCAAAGGTGGAGAAGTCGTTGTCGGCCAGCTTGGCGGCACGCTGAAACTTTGCCCGCCGGTCTTCCATGATTCTGAACTGCACGTCGCCGGCATAGTCGAGCCATTCGCGTGCCTCGTGGTTTTCCCACTCCTCTCGGGCGGCTCTCAGCTTGAACCACCGGCCACGGCGTAACATAGAGGACAGGGAGTCGGCCAGGTCTCTGCGGGCCAGGACGGGGGCGCTTGTCATGAGGTGCGATGCGAACTCGTCCCCAAGGTCACGCGTGTAGGTGAAGTTCGCCCGCTCAGGGTAGAACTGCTCGGCCACCTCCTGCCACAGACTGTCCAACGTCGCCTTGTCGCTGAACAACTTGTTGCCCAGCCCAATGACTGTCTTGGCGTCGTCCATTACAGGCCCCCGAGTCTATCGTCCTCGGACAGGGTGGTCACACGGGGGCGGGGCCGATCCTTGGCCGCCCTGGTGAGTTCCGGCTCATCCTTCAGGACGGCATTGCGGGCAGCACCCGGATCGTTAGGGCGCTTGCGCTTGTGGAAGATTCCCATGCCCAATAGCTTAGCCATCAGACACCTCCAAGGCGGAAGTCATCCTCGCCCAGGAGCGTATTGTTCAGGGCCGCCCTGCGACGTCGGCGGGCCTCGGGGCCCTCGTCAGTCACCTGGGAGCCGCCGTACTCCTCGAAACCTTTGTCTTCCATAGCCTCACGGGCCTTCTGTTTCTTGGACTTCCCCTGCTTGCCGGGGAGGATCTTGCGTGCGAGCTTACCCACCTAACGGCTCCCTGCTGTTGTCGGAAAGGATTGTGGAAATGCGCCCAGAAGCTCGACGCTTGTTTGCGTTGCGCCGCTTGTCAGCCTCGATCATCTTCATGTCGGGCATGGGCTTGACCGGCTCAGGCTCGGGAACCTTGACGCCTTTGAACAGACCTGCCATGGGGGAACTACCTCCTGCCACCAACGGATCGTCGTACTTGTGGTCGGGACTGTACCACCTTCGGTTTTGCTGCGGTAGTCTTCTTCCGAGCCACGGCGGGAAACAGCTCTGTTAGCGCCCAAACCATCGCGTCCAGCCTGTCCGGGGACTTGTCGCCCTCGTAGCCAGACATAGTCATCGCACACATCTGCTCCTCCAGGAAGGGAAACATCCCCGCGTGCCACACCTTCTGGGACTCGTAAAGCGCCGCGATAGGCTCTGCCCTGACCACCTTGCCTCGGGTGGCGGTGACCTTCTTGAAGGGGATGTCGGGACCGTTCATGCCGGAACGGGTCGCCCGTATGACCATTCCGACCATGTCCCCGCCGTAGTTGGTCTCACCCACCACCATGTCGGCATTGTGCCTATCGAAGGCCTCACACACAGCCTTGCCCCACTGCTCCGGTGCCGCCTTGAAGGTCAAATCCTCCAGGATGTAGGCCATGCCATCGATGCCCAGGCCGGCAACCACGATGCCAATCTCGTCACTGCGCTCGTCTTCCGCACCGGACGCCCCGGACGGGTCCACACCGATAACAATGCGCTGCATGTCGGGCAGCTGTTCCGGCGCTCGCTGCTGGTCCAACAGCTCCTCGGGCCAGAGTACGCCCTCGCCAATATCGCCGAACGCACCCTCATAGAACCGTTTGCGCTCTCTGGTGCTCAGCTGCAGGAGCACATTCTCTATGTAGTCGTCGGCCAGGTTCTCCTGGTTGTCCGTGGGGTTCATCTGAAAGCAGTTGAAGTCCTCGGGGCGTGCGTACTGCTGCCTCGTATCGGGGTTCAGCCGCTCAACGAACACCCGGTAGGTCCAGTGGCTCTTGGACGGCGGGTTGCAGTCGTAGTAGACGCGTAAACGCAGCTGGCCACCCAGCTGAGTATCCACTCGCTGGGCAAGACGGGTGAGTGACAAGTTTCTGGACGCCCAGGGGATCTGTGAGCACTCGTTCAGGAAGATGCTGGCGTACTCCTGTCCGAGGATTTTCTCAGTGCGATCTTTGTCGTCCAGGCCGGAGAACCAGACCTCAGAGCCGCCCGGCATCTTCGCGAAAAAATCGGTGCGGTCCAGTTGATAGCTAACGTCCGGGAAGCACAGCTTCATCATCTTCGGCCAGGTGTCGGCGATGATAGAGGTCTTGATCGCGTTGAACCGATAGCGAAAGACCGCATGCCGGCTACCAGGCGCTGCCAGGGCCCGAGTAGCGATGGCCCTGCAGATCACGAACGTCTTCCCAGAGCGGGAGCCGCCATAGAGCATGGAGTGCAGGGCGTCACCGCCCAGCATGTTGTTGGCCTTGACCTGGGCCTGCGTTAGGTGGAAAGCCTGCGCCGCCATGTTCGCCTGTTAATCACGTCCGCCACGCGTGTGCAGCTCCAGTCGGAGTAGACCGCCACAGAATGTGTGTCGATGCGGCAGCGCACCGCAGTGCCTGACGACTTCTGGAGTGGCTGGCCCTCCACTTTGGTCACTCTCGCCACAGAGCTGGGGTCCAGCCACAGGTCAGTCCCGACCTTGACCAGCCTCACAGACCTTCCCTTTCGTTCAGGGCCGCCTCGACAGCAACCATCACACGCTTCGGGGTCCAATTCGACTCCACCTGAGTACCGTGGGTCGTTTCGACCACACAGCGGATAGCCCGCCCATCAGGGCCCGTGCCGTCCGTGCGGCGAGCCGAAAAGAAGGTGTTCGCGTCAAAGTAGGTCTCGGTGTCGATTTTTGCGGGTACGGGTCTCAATCTGGGCCTCCTGCTGCCGGTTTATTGCCACATGTTCTCCCAGGCCCATGATGATCTCAACCATCGTAGATAGGTTTTGCCTATCGACTTGATGTCTTGCGATTGCTTTTATTTATGCTTCCCTACCCATCTCAGGGACGCGTTCCTGTAAAGCCAACCGGTGATTGCAGGCCCGGCGCTTGGCAGGGTCACGCTCATAGCATCCTTCCTCAAACCCCCTGGCGCAAATGATGCAGAACGGCTTCAGGCCGTCGAAGGTGGTGCTGTCCGAGAAAAACTCAGATCGTCGCTTGGTGACCTCGCAGGTTTGGCAGAGCTTCATCTGCTCCACAGGGAGGTTCACAGCGTCCGCAGCACCTGTATCGTCAGGTACGAGATGGCCGTGCCGACGACCAGCGCAATGAGTGTGGCGCTCGCGGCTCTCTCCAGCAGATTCATCATGCTGTTGTCACCAAGACGGTGTCGAATCTGTCCTGGTTATCCACATGTCGCCCACGGCGCAGCTGTCTCAGCTGTTCTGGGCTCACCACCACGCGGTGCGGTGGCTGCCCCTTTGCCAAGGAATAGTAGGCGATGAAGCCCCGCACGAGGGCGGGCGCATCGTCTCTCCTACTTGCTTCTGCCATATCGTTTTTTTCTCTTGCTGGCTTGTGACGTGCCTCGCCGGATGGCCTTGTGAGCGCGGTTGGCGCGGCGTCCCTGATACTGGGTCATAGGTGCATTATCCATACTGCTCTTTCATCTCCATGATCGTGCTCATAGGGTTGGCCCGGTCCTCCTCCTGCAGGGCCTCGTGCATCATTCCCTCAGCCGTGGCCGTGACGCAGTTGATCAGCGTGCCAGCCGTCAGCCCCTCGAACCCCAGGTCAACATGCTGCGTTTTCCCCTTCCCGGACACTTGGCAGTACAAAGTCCGAAGCGTCCGGTTCGCGTGATAGGTCAGGACAAACCCCGGCCACTTCTCGGAGAGCGCATCCTGCGCCCCGTCAACCGCCGACTGAATCCGAGTCGGCGATCCCCTCACCGGAGCGTTGTTCTCCTTTTGAGTCACAGCAGTTTGGCGTCCGAGTCGTCCAGCTTCACAGTCACCGGCTCTCCGCCGGCACCAGTCAGCTCGCGGCGGTCGGAGTAGCCAGCGTGGTTCTTGAGCCAGAACAACGGTCCCGTGACATTGGACCCGTACAGCAAGCGCCGCTCGACCACGGTCTCGATCCGCAGCCGGGCCCTCTCTATGACCTCGGCGAATCCCTCCGCCCCAGCGTAGGAGTACCACGCCGTCTTCGCCACGCCGCAGAACAGAATCAACGAGCCAATCGTCGGTTGCTCGTTGTCTTCGTCCTCGAAGAACTCGTCGATTCGAGCCTCCAGGATCTCAGGTGATTGAAAATATTGGGCTTTTTTTGGCATTACCTGAACGCGTTCCTGAGTGTTGACTTTGGGGAACGGGTGTGGGACAATTCTATCTGCCGGGGCAATCCCGCGCAAGTACAACCTCTACGGAGATGATCATGACCGATACCCGCCTCTTCCGCACCATCGCATTCCGATCCAAGCAAGGCCTCGTCAAGGTCTTCTGGGGATTCAACCATCACCGCCGGGCCGCTGAATGGGCCGCCCTGCCTGCTTTAGAGGGGTGTTGACTTTTTTTAACGCTTCCCTCATACTTCCTCCTGAGCCCGCAAAACAAACCAAGGAAACACAATGGAAATTTTTACTAACACAGATCGCACGTATGCCACTTACGCTCGGGCAAAGAAAAGGGCGCTCGCGCTTGAAGAGCGCCACCTCGCAATCAACGGTGAGGTGATTGGTGCGCCGCCCCGATTTGTTATTGCAACTAACGAAGCAGGTCGGTTCTACCCGGTGTTCATCGGCCTCAGCACGGTTGATTTGATACACGCTGGCGCGTGCGTGGCCAATTAAAGTAGGGACACGGGAGAACCAGAAATGAAAAAGCGCGATTTGTTGACGCACGTTGGGCTGGAGGTTCTATCGAATCACGGCTACAGCATGGAAGAGTCGGTAGCCTACCTTGAGGAGCTGCGGCGCTTGCCGAAAGCTGAAATCTCGGCAGAGTGGCGACGACTGCGCTCATGCCGGCCATTACCGAAAGGGAGGCAGTGAGCGCATGAGCCGCCGAGTAGACCCTCAGATTTCCTCGGGAGCCATGAGCGCCCAACCCTGCTGCGGCCCGGCCTCTATCTCGTTGGCGTGCGGCATTCCGCTCGGGGAAGCGATGCTCGCCGTGCAGGTGGCGGGCGGGTACGTGTCCCCACGGTGGCGGGGGGCCGTGAAGGCAGTCGCCCACCTGGAGACGGCGATCAAAGCCGTAGGCTGGTCCAGCAAGCGCATAACGGACGGGCGCGGCGTCACACTCAGGTGCTGGGTGGACGAGTTCTCTCGCCCCAGCGGGGTGTACATCGTCCGCACCGGGAACCACTTCCAGGCTGTAGTGAGGCAGGTTGTCAGCGACCAGCAGCAGCAGCTGAGGCACGCCGACGACTTCTGGGGAGCGCGCAAACGCGTAACCCACATTTTAGAACTGAAGGAGAAGGCATAATGGATAACATAGACATCAAGCACGCGCAGTGGATCGTCGAGCGCACAAAACAGCAACTGCAGGATGCGCGTCTCGCCTTGCGTCTTATCCAGGTCGGGAAAGATCTGTCCACTGCTTCCTCCCTGCTCGAAAGAACCGCACGTAAGGCGAGCGAGGTCGCGAGGAATGCGGAACATCTCGCGGGAGAGACCGAAAGGGAGGTAGTGAGCGCATGAGCAGACCGAAACGATGGAGGGACTAATGGACAACTACCGAGCGGTCGCACTGGCCGAAGGCTTCGAGGAAGACGTCTCCGAGGAGGAGTACATCGCCGGCTACCAGGAGCTGATCAATAGCGGAGTCGCCTGGCGTCTCGAAGGATCTGTCGGTCGCGCTGCGATGGACATGATCGAGGCCGGCAAGTGCATGCTTGGTGAGGAGGGCCACCGTGACTACTGGGGCAACTACGTCCCCTCCCGTCACGAGGTCCTCGCCGGAACCAAGGGCTCCCCCGAATACGTTCAGGAGAGATCATGAACAAGCCTGACGACGGGGACAGAGTAATCGTTGTCCTGGTGGATGACAAGGAACACCACGGGACCGTGGACTGGGTCGGTGCGGCCCAGTTCGCGGTGGAGCTTGACGATGGATGGCCGCGTCAGCTGATCCTATTCACCGAAGCCTGGAGGCCGGAATGACAACATTAGAAGAGTGGGGGCAGTCAATAGGGTTAGTTGCCCCCCCTTCTTAAACAGCGGGCTTCTTTTAGCCCAGCGGGTGGAGGCGCACATATCGCCCGCAGCAGGAGGCTCTCAGGCGTGGCAGGCAGCTCTAAGTGCCCCCGGCCTTGGTTCCTTCCGAGCGCGATCTCGGTTGAGCTGATCCTGCCGGCTGGCCCACGTCACGGGCCCCTCTTCTTGAGGGTTTGAGGGGTGTTGACTTTTCCTAACACTTCTTTCATACTTCCTCTCGAACCAGCGGAGAACAACATGACCAACTACACGGGAGTCCAGACCGAGATCATCCAGGAGCATCGGACTGCCAATCACCGCTGCATCGTGATGGAGGCCCCGCTGCGAACGAAGCACGAGCACTGGATCGTCGCCATCGAGCGCCTGGACAAGCCTGGGGGCCCCGGCCTGAACTGGGTCCGGGTGTCTGACCGCGAGTTTGAAACTCGGAGTGAGGCCATCGACCACTACGCCAAGTTAACCCTTGGACTCTTTTACACGCACTTCTAACGAACAACCAGCAACGGGGCCTTCGGGCCCCTAGGGACAAACCAGCATGAAAGACCTGATTGACTTCCTCCAAAAGGCTGCCGACAAGTCCAGCTTCGCGGCCAGCCTATCCAACTTCTACGCCCGAAAGGGCTACCTGACCGAGAAGCAGATCGCTGCCGCCGAGAAGATGAAGGCCAAGTGGGAGGCCCCGCGCAAGGCTGACGCCAACGTGGCGGGCAACGGGCTGGTCGCGCTGCAAAGCGCCTTCGCCAACGCCAAGGCCTCCGGCCTCAAGCGCCCCAAGCTGAGGATCTCGGACGTGGCCTTTTCCCTGGCCCCGGATCACGGGCGCAACGCCGGCCACATCTACGTGAAGCTGACCGGAGCGATGGGAGCCGAGTACGGCGAGTACCAGGGCAAGATCAGCCCCGAGGGCGACTTCTTCAAGGTACGCAACGCCTACAGCCTCATCGAGGACGTGGTTAAGGGCTTCGGGTCTGACCCCCTGGCTGCGGCCATCGTCCACGGCAAAGAGTCCGGTGAGTGCGCTTGTTGCGGGCGCGAGCTGACTGACCCCAGCAGCATTGTGAAAGGCATCGGCCCAGTGTGTGAGAAACGCTGGTTCCCGGATGGATCAATCGACAAGGCCGCTTCGGCGGCCTAGGGAGACAAGAGATGAGTAATTTACCGGACAGTGTGAACGCGGGTGATCCGGACGCCCCTTGGAACGCGCCAGACATCAATGATAAGTGGCGCTGGTTCCAGGTGAGCGTGGAGTTGGACGTGTTCACGCAAACCGAGGATGACGTCCGAGACATAATTGAAGGCCTCACCAAGCTGGGGACACCCAAATGGTCCTACGACCAGAAGAAACTCTGCATCAGTGTGGACGATGTGAAAATTTCATCAGAGGAGGAGTTGTGATTCAGACTCAAGATGCCGTGGCGTTTGCCTCGATGGCACACGCGGGGCAGGTGCGGAAGTACACTGGCGACCCCTACATCGTTCACCCCATTGCGGTGGCGAAAGCGGTCCAGGAACTGGGGGGTGACGACGCCATGGTGGAGGCAGCCCTGCTGCACGACGTTGTCGAGGATACCGACATCGAGCCCATCGACGTCACGCTGGCGTTCGGTGAGGACGTTAGCATCCTGGTGGTGGAGCTGACCAATATCTTCACCAAGGAGCGGTTCCCGCAACTGAGCCGGGCCGAGAGGAAAGCCAGGGAGTGCGACAGGCTCTCCAGGATCTCCGACCGGGCCAAGCTGATCAAGCGATGCGACATCGCCCACAACGCCGGCTCGATAATAGCGCATGACCCACAGTTTGCCACAGTCTGGTTGCCCGAGGCAGCCGCTCTGATGGAGGTGCTGTAGGGGGTGTTGACTTTCCCTAACGACATGTGAGAACATGTCCCTGTAGCCGAAGTATCGAGCTAATCCAACCTCAAACCAGGAGATGACATGACCTATCTTTGCGAACTCCCAGCACCAGATCTGCGTAAGGCGATCCACGTCTGCATCCAGGCGCGGCGTCCGGTGATGCTTCACGGTGAGCCCGGCATCGGTAAGTCTGACAACGTGCGTCAGATTGTCGAGTCCATGCAGGGCCTCATCATCGATTTGCGGGCCAGCCAGATGGACCCGACCGATGGCAAGGGTGTCCCCTTTGTCCAAGAGGGTCGGACCCGCTGGGCCATCCCGGATTTCCTGCCAAGCCCCGAGCTGGCAGCTCAGTACCCGATTGTTGTGATCTTCCTCGACGAGCTGAACAGTGCTCCCCTGATGGTTCAGGCGGCTCTCTACCAGCTGGTCCTGGACCGACAGCTCGGTGACTACGTCCTGCCGGATAACGTCCACATAATCGCAGCGGGCAACCTGCAGTCTGACCGGGCGGTGACCAACCGGATGTCCACCGCGCTCGCTGACCGATTCTTCCACCTGAAGCTGGGCGTTGAGAACGCGTCCTGGGAAAACTGGGCGCTGGGCTTCGAGGGTCTGGACCAGGAGAAGCTGGAGATCATCGACCCCATCGCGAGCCTCCCGCTGCACCTCGCAGTGATTGGCTACCTGAGGCTGCGTCCTGAGGACCTGCACCAGTTCGACCCGAAGTCGGGGGAACTCAGCTTCCCGACGCCACGAGGCTACCAGTACGTCAGCGACGTGCTCAAGGTCTGCGAGGCCACTGGGGTGAACGGAGCCATCGAGTCCGCCCTCCTGGCAGCCAAGCTTGGCGAGTCAGCCGGCGGAGGCCTGGCCGGATTCCTGAACATCTTCAGGGATGCGCCGAGCCCGCTGGAGATCCTCAAGGACCCGGCAGGGTTTGAGATTCCCGACCGGCCCGACCTGAACTGGGCTCTGTCCGGTGCGCTGGCACAGCGAGCGACCCTGGACAACTTCGCCGACATCATGGTCTACGCGAACCGAGTGGGAGCGTCGAGCAAGGCCGGCAAGGAGTACGAGGTCCTGATGGTGGAGGGCTCGGTAGCGCGGAACCCCGAGCTTCGGGAGACCAAGGAATACTGCGACTGGGCCATCCGGTTCGGCAACGACATCATTTTTTCAGACTAGGAGGAACCATGACCAACAACGTAATCATCGCAACGCTCAAGATCAGCCAGTGGTATCCGCGTAAGTACGACGCCAAGGCGAGCCGCAAGGTCGCCGAGCTGTTTGGGCAGAGTGCCGCCAGCGAGCTGGGCCGATTCAACAAACTGCTGATCAACATCGACTCGATTAAGCCGCTGCAGAAAGCGTGTCGCGCAGTTCGGGCAACGCACTACGACATGACCACGCCCTGGACCGACAACGGTCAGCGTGCCCTGCCGGTGGCCCTGTACAACGATTACTGCAAGGTGATCGCCGAGGCCAAGGCCGAGGTTGACAAGCTGGCCGACGAGTTTGCGCTCGGCACCTACGCGCTGCAGCGCGAGCAGGCTGCGGTTCGGTTGGGCGAGCTATTCAACCCAGAGGAGTATCCCTCAGCCGCCGAGGTGCGGGCAAGGTTCGGTGTCGAGGTGAAGTTCGCCCCGGTCACCGACCCGGACGTAGTCCGGTGGAAGCTGCCACAGGCGGACGCCGACAAGATCATCGCCGACGTGAAGGCGGATCTTGAGAAGACCACGGCAGCCTCTCAGGAACACGTTGTCCAGACTGTAGTGTCTCGGGCGAAGGAGTTCGTTGAGAAGCTGAAGAAGTGGGAGGACGGCGACGCCAAGCACCTCCACGCAACTGCGGTGGAGAACCTGCGGGACATCACCGACCTGGTGGCCAAGGGTCTCAACGTGACCTGCGACACCAACCTGACCGACATGGCCGCTGAGCTGGCCGACCGGATTCAGGACGTCCACATCGATCAGCTGAAGCACGGCGAGGCCTTGCGGAAGCAGAAGATGCGCGAGGTGGACGCGGTGCTTGACCAATTCTCGGGGGTGTTCCCGTCATGAGCAGCGAAGCGAAAGCAATCCAACAGGTAACTCGGGCCAGGTCCTTCCTGGTCCAGAACTACCAGTTGTTCGGCAGCCTGGCGCTGCGACAGAAGCTGGTCTCCACGGAGGTGCTGCCGGGCGGAGCCTTCAACCACACGATGGCGACTGACGGTAAGCACATCTTCATCAACCCCGAGTGGACCCTGGAGCGGAGCAAGGCCGAGCTGGTCTTCCTGGTGGCGCACGAGGCGCTGCATCCGGGGTTCTGCCACCACCTCAGACGAGGTGACCGGGACCCCGAGCGATGGAACATGGCCTGCGACTTGGCGATCAACCCGATCCTGGTCAAGGCTGGCCTGACCATGCCCGAGAAGGGCTTGCTGGACTGGCAGTACGCCGGAATGAATGCGGAGGCGATCTACAACCTTCTTCCTGAGAGCCAGGCCGAGGAGGACGGGGAGGAAGAAGGGCGCGGCCAGGGAGCCGGTGGTGAAGGCCAGGAGGGCGAGGGCCAGCCCAGCGAAGGTGGCGGAGAGAGCACGGCAGGCGCTGTGGGAGACGCTTTCACCGACGATGCCCGGGGCCAGGTGATCGACTCCACGACTGCCGCGTCGCCCGCTGAGCGGTCTGCCGAGGAGCGTGAGTGGAAACTCGCGGCCAGCCAGGCTGCACAGTTCGCGCCGGCAGGCTCGGGCAAGGGCATGTTCCAGGACACTTTGAAGGCGGCCAATGAGGCTGTCTTGGACTGGGGCGAGATCATGCTGCAGTGGCTCACGCAGACCACGCACGAAGACTACAGTTACGCCAGGCCTAACAAGCGGTTCGTTGCGCAGGACATGTACCTGCCGAGCCGACACTCTGAGGACCTGTCGCCATGGTTGTTCATCATCGACGTGTCGGGCAGCCACATGCGCGCCGCGCCGAAGGCCATCGCTGAAGTTGAGCGGGCCATGAACGACCTCACCCCGGAGTGGGTGGATGTGATCTTCCACGACGACTACGTGCTGGACGAGCCCTTGCGGTTCGAGCCGGGCGACGAGGTTGAGGTGGACATCCCCCACGGCGGGGGCACGAGCTTCGCCCCAGTCTGCGACTGGATCGCGCAGTCAGAAGAAGAGTATTCGGCAATCATCTGGTTCACGGATCTTGAGACGTGGGACTGGGATGACTGCCAAGCGCCGGACCAGCCGCTCATCTGGGTGGACTGGCACGGCAAACTGAAACCACAGTTCGGCGACGAGCATGTGATTGTCACTTAATATGGAGGTCTACAGACCATGAGAACGATTGATTTAAACACAGTGGGGGACAGAGCCCCGCGCCCGGCGAACGCCAGTAAACTGCGAGCGTTGTATGACGCGGTTGATGCGATCGGAGGCAGCGCCAACATCGCTGAGGTCATCAGCTATTTGCCCTGCACCGACGATTACGAGTTGAAGTGGAAGGGCAAGCCGATCAAAGTTGACGGGGTTCGCAAGAACCTCGCAGACGCGGTGCAGCGTGGATACCTGGTTCACAACACGGGCGGGCGAACGGCAAATTCCCGCTGGAGCATCGCGCCGGGCGCATACTTCAAGGTTCGCTACCTCGCGATGTCGCGAGCTAAGGACAACCTCAGAGTGAAGGTGGTAGCGGAACAACCGCAGCATCAGCCCGGGCTTGAGGTCCGCGAGCCGCACTCGGTGCAGCCGCTCCCGTACCATCGCCAGCCGGTGGCTCAGGAGGACACCGAGGCCGGGTGGGAGAAGGTCAAGCAGGCGGGGGTCGCCGCTCTGGCCATCCTCGCAGCTTTCGTCTTGGGGATAATCGCAGCTGGGCAGTTGTAGGGAGGACACATGCAATATCCGCCAACCGCAAAGGAGTTGCGGGAGTGGTGCGCCGACAAGGGCCTCTCCCGACGCAAGTGCGTCAGTTTGTTAGACGTGGGTCCTCAAACCGTGTCCTCGTGGCGGGCAGGTCACAGCACAATCCCGTACTCGGTATGGGTTGTGCTGCGCCTGTTCGCCGCCGACTCTCCCGAAGAGATTCAGGAGGTTGTGGACGACGTGAGAGCTATCGAGCTTTAGAGGTCGCCCGCGAATATCCACGGAACGACGACGGTGCCGCTCACGAGAATCTCGGTGGTGACACCGTCGTCGATGTCCGCCGCGTCAATCAGGACGGTGAGGTTCACATCCTCAGCTGTGGAGCTGCCGTTCAGCACCAGGGTGGCCGCATCCGCTTTCAACGTCTGATCCGCCGCCGCGTAAGCCGCGAACGTGATGTCCGCTGCGGTGCAGATGTCGTCGTCGGTGGCATCCGTGCCCAGGGCGTCGGCGTTGGCCGGCAACAGAGAACCGATCCCGATCTGCCCTTCGGGCGTGGCGTCGGTAAAATCAGCCTGCTTGCCGCTGGCAATGCTAAAGTCCAGGTTCGTCGCATGAGCGCCCAGGACGTTGATGTATCCCTCCGGGAAGGTGTACAGCTTGAATCCGCCCACTCCGTTACCCGTGGTGACCGACACAACCGACAGGGGCGTGTTCGTCAACGTGAGCGTGGTGATGTGGACGCTGCCCATCCCCTGCTCCCGGGCCACGATGGTAGATCCGTTGACCGAGCCAGCGCCTGTGCCGGGCGGGTCAATCGCCAGGTGCTCATTCAAGAGCAGTCCGTGATCTTTTGAAATCGCAAAAATGCGACCCCAGATAGATCGAAGGGCATTATTTGCGTAGTCGTTACCTACAGCCATTGGTCATCTCCTGCTGTGCTTATTGCTAATGGAGCCGAGAGCACTCTACAGTGCTGGATTGGAACATACAATCTCAGCGTCTATGTCGGCGCTTGCGCCGGCCACGCTGGTCACCGCAAACCGGTAGCGGGTTGTGGCGTACACGTTCAGAGGAATTGCCCCGGAATCCCCGGATGACCAGGTTGACGTGGTGTCCACGTCGTACCAGTCACCAAACGAGTTCTGATATTCCAGGACCACGGTGCCGCTGTCGTAACCCCCGCCGCCGTCGTTAACGGAGACGCGGGCCGAGCCGGTCAGGCACAGGGTGGTGGCAAACTGACCGTTGGTGGTAATGGTTTGCCGCGCCGCCAGACTCGGCAGCGACGAGAACGCCAGCACTGCAGCCAGCGCGGTTACGGTTACCTTAATCATCTTTCTGGACACAGTGGATCTCCTGTTGCATCGTCTTTCCAGCTTCTGATGGGCTCCAGCGTCGAGCAGCTGGGGCCTTCCGAAATCGAGAATATGTGGGTCTCATCCGCATACGGCGTGCCGGCGCTTTCATCCAGCATCTCGCACTGCAGCTCGCCGCTAGAGGTTGACCACTCGTAGCCGCCGTCGTCATTCAGGAATGACAAGGTCCCCGACGTGACGTCGCATCCATACCAGTCGCCCACCTGGTAGGGAGACACCCAGATGCCGTCCTCACAACCAGTTCCCTGAATGCAGGTTACCTCGCCAGTGTGCGTCCCACCAGGCGCGGTGGTGACGTTGTTTACCTCGGTGGCCGCCGTCGCGTTTGGAGTACCGACAGAATCCTCGGCTCCGCACCAAATGTCATAAGTCGTCTCCACCGTGAGGCCCGTGACGGTAATCGCCGCTGCCGCCCCGCTCGAAACATTGAGGTGGCTGAATGGGCCGCTGACCACGCCCGTGCCTGTGCCAGCTTTAAGGTTGGCATATGATGGCGTGTTGCCGGTGCTGTACGCCGAACAATAGTGGTCAATGGGGCCTGTCGCATCCGTTGCCGTGGCGGCGATGGCGACCGTGGTAGCGGTCTTATCGCCTTGCGCGGGGGCGCTCGTGTAAGCAGGGGCATCGCTTTCTGCAGCGGACTCGGCAAAAATTATGACCGTGCCGTATGCGGCGCTACCGCTATCGGTGGTAGTAAACGTCTCGCTCTGGGAGGCGGCGCTGCTCACGACCTCCGCGCTGACTCGCAGCTCGGCTGCGCCATTGCTTGCGCTGCCGGGGCAGGCAGCCGCGTCACCATCATTGAAACTGGAACTGCCAGAAATCGAGGGGCCATCTGTTCTCCAAGCGTTGCAGTTGGAGGCCCTCCAGCCGTAGATTACCAAAGCGTTGGCAGTTGAGTTCGTGGCAGACCCCGTTGAGAGACTTGTCACGCTTCCGCAGCCCTCGTTTTCTCCCGACGCATCCACGCCGGTCAAATCCAGATCCGTCTCGTCGTATTCCTGCATTACTCCGGCTATCGTGTGAAATACATCGCTAGTGTGTGCGTCATAGCTAAAGCTTGTCTCTGTGCCATCCGACACTTTCCACGCCACCCCACCTCCGGCGCACCCGTTTCCGCCATCGTAGGTCTGAATGGCCGTAAATCCGGTGGGCAGCGTTTCAGAGCGGCTGATGCCTCCGGTGTTTTCGCGGACGACCCAATGAAACACCAACAAGTGTCCACTGGTGGGTGTGCTCCAACCATCGCCTGAGTCAATCGTGAGGCTTTCGGTGTTGCTGCCGTCGTAGGCTGTCTGTACAGGCGTGGCGCTGATCGCCGCCTGAGCGGGTACGACTGCCAGCAAAGCGATACATCCAATCAGCAGTTTAATCATGTTCATTTGCACGCACTCGATGGGCAGGCGTCGTTGGTCAGCGTGGCCGCTGGGTCTGTGCGAATGAACGGCAGCACCCCCGTTTTCCACACCTGATCTGGCTCACCCCACGGACCTTGAGCGTAGTCGAAAGTTTCTATCCAAAACAAATGTGTGCATTTGACATCGTCGTTGCACCACTGAACAAAAATTTCAGGACTATAGCCACCTTGCTGTCCAACCCAGTGCCCCTGTCCGAGCTGGTCACCTCCTACTCGGTAAATCATGGGGATGATCCCGGTCGGGTCGTCTTGCTTTATTGAGTTGAACGTGCGGATGGGATGCGCGTCAGCCGTCAAATCCTCCAGGCCATCGGGGCAGTCCGGGTCTTGGGGACCACTTCCCCAGGGCTGGTTAACGCACAACGGCGGCAGGTCTGTGTTGCCGAGCCCAATGTCGTTGGCTTGCGCCCAGGCCACGATGTCGTCGTGATCGTCCTGATCACCAATCGCCCAATTCAAATTCAAAATCACGCTCGTTCGCGGGAAGTAGCTTTTCACGCCAAGGGCTAGAGCCTTGAGTCCCTCGCGGTGGCCGGCCACGGTAAATCCAGGGGCCCGGCCTCCGCCCGCCCCTCCCACGGCGCTCTCAAGATTGACGATTACGGCTTCCAGCCGTGGGTGCGAGTCCAAAGCCTTTCCCATGGCTTGCCAAAACTCCAACAACTCGGTTCGCACGTTTGAGTTCCACATTGCCAGCCCGTGTGAGCTGTTGTTGGTGCGGTCACAAATCGTGTCGGTGGGGTATTTGTCCCACATCCACCCGGGATGGACGAAATCGTAGACCGGTTCAACCTCGCCCTGGAAGCCGTCCTCGGTTGTCGGGCAGTAGACGTTGGCCCCGCCGTATTTTTGGTCGTGGAACCAAAAAATCATGTGCTTGTCGGTGTCCAGCGTTTCAAGAAAATCCAGGTCCTCGCGAATCTCCTCAATGGCCGGGCCGTACCCCCCGTCAGTGGGCTCCAGCTGGCCCCAATGAGTGACGAACGTGACCCCTGCGAACGCGTCCTCGTCGTAGTACGCCCAATGGTTCTGCCGCCTGCGCTGATGATCCTCGTCAAAAATGACCATCCCTTTACCGGCCTTTGTTCTGCTCCCCAACCCGACCGTGTACACGTAGTGGCCCGGGTTCCATTTTTCGGGCATGAACACGTCGTCAATGTCAATCAGGGTGGGGTCGTCGGCTGCGCGGTAGTCCACAAAATTGATCTTGGCCTTGGCCCCGCGCCCAGTACCCGTGCCATCGGCATACCAGCGCAGGATGTTGCTGTCGCCCGCGTCGTTGTAGCACGTTGAGATTTTTACCGGGTCGCCAGCTTCGCCATCCCACTGGTGAGACAATGTCAGCGTATCCGCCGAATAATCTTCTCCATCCATGATGCACAGGTCCACGCCAAGGGTGTTGATGCCTGCCGCTGCCTCTGCCGGCGTGTCAAAGTCGCAACCCGAGGAACACAAAGTCATCACGGTTCCGGTGAGATCGTTGCCCCCGCCCCCGCCGCCCGCAAGCGTCGTAAAGGCGTTGGTCGCCTTCAAATACTGCTTGCGATTCGCCTTCCACTTGTGACTGCAATATCCGGTGTAGCTGGTGTCGGCGCTTAGCCCCGTGACGCTGAAATCATGCACGCCCGCAGCGGAAACGGCCTCGTTGTCGCATCGGCTGCCGCCGCATACCCCGCTGCAGTTCTGAACGTCTTCTGGGGACGGGGCGCTGGCGGAGGTCAGGGCCGCGCAGTAGTAAATTGTCCCCGACCCTTTGTTGGTGTAGCAGTTGGCCTCAGACGCTGTGGCCGTCAGGGCGCTACCCGATTCAACCTGGTCTAGGGCGGGGGGGCACGGGGACTCATCCGTAGCAAACGTGTTGATGTCCGCAACAAAGGTTTGGGTGTGCGTACAACCCTTCATAGCATGACGGGTAGTGCCGGAATGGGCCGACGCCGCGAAGAGAATTAACAGGCAACCCAATATTGTGAGGCGCATACCGTGCTCTCCTTACAACTCGTCGATGGCGTTCTGGGCTCGATCCGCGAAGGCGTCCAGCTCCTCCGGGGTCGGCTCCCTGTTTTCGGCCTGAGTCGCATCCCACAGCGCCTTCACGCTGGCGAACGCAATGCCAAGCCGGTTGAGGCCCGAGAGCGCGAGCAATCCCAACTGGACGGCCTCCCGCAATTCCTTGTTTCTGTCGCTCACCGTTCTGCCTCCAAATGCCACATATACCGCTCAACGGACCCGAGCAGGGCGCGAGCCTCGGCCATCAGGACCTCGGCGTTGCGGTGGTTGCTGGCGCGCACTGCCGCACACTCGTCCGAGGTGAGGTTGGCCGCGCAGGTCGCCCGGTAGGCTGCCGCGTAGGCCTCTTTCGCCGCGTTGTTCTTGTTCTGGGCATCCTGCAAGGCCCGAGCGATCCGCTCCTTCTGGTCGGTCTGCATCCAAGAGCCGGCGGCACACGAGCCGCCTGGCTCGGTATTGCCGCACGCCTCATGGGTCCAGTCGGCGGCTGCCTCGATGCCAGCATAGACGCCGGCAATGGTAAGCCCGCCGGCCTGACAGGCAGACACCAACGCCAAAACCGCTACGACTAATAAGGTTCTCACTCGGAGTCTCCTGTGAGCTTGTTGACCTGCTTTCTGAACCAGTTGGCTTGAAAGTCTTTGAAAAAGGAGATGATCACCCCGAGTCCGACAACAATCAGAGCGGCCTGGGAAACCTCTGACAGCTCCGTGACCCCCTCTTGTGACAGCAACGCTGTTAAGGCGGTTGCTCCGTTGATGATGGCAGCTGTGGCCGCCCCGACAATGACTGACGATAGGTTCATCACGCTACTCCGACTGATTGTGTTTTCGGGCGTGCCCGCCCACAGACAAAACGTGTAGATTTTCTACCACATGGAGGCCGGATACCAGCATGTCTACTCATGTAAAGGCGGGCAAGTTTTCATGCGACCCCATTGTGAAGGAACGAAAAGTGGACGCCGTCTCGATTACGGAACCGCCCACCCCACCTGGCCAGCGGGTGCATACTTTCCCACCTCTCACCGAGCGTCTGATAAACATCCCAGTCCCAGGTAAGTTTGCCGCCCTGCATCGCAAACAGATCCAGCGCCAGCCTCTTGCAATGGTTGCTGTTGACGATGCCCTTGCCGGCAGCCGCATAGATCTCGGCTTGCTCCTTTGTCCTGAACGCCTCCCCATAGATCACGGGGTAGCCGTTCCTGAAGGCCCAGGTGATTAACTGGCTAATGTGCAGGGCGAAGTCGGCCTGTTTTTCGTTCATTGACTCGTAGTCAGTCAAGGCCGTGTAACTCCATCTCGATCTCAGCGATCTCGTCTTCCAGCTCACGGATGGTGGCCTGGCGGGCCGGGGAGTATTGCTCACTGGGAGAGTACGACTCGTAGTTCTCCAGCTCTCGCTTCGCCCGCTTCGCGCCGCGCAGCTCGGCCTTTAGGCTGGTGCCAATGGGCTCGTGCCTGGCATCCAGGTAGGCCACCAAACCTCCGCCGGCCAAAGGAAGAATCACCACGGCGACCAAGTAAGAAACCGCGTTGCTTTTGACGTGCTCAATCGTGGTCATCGTGTTTCCATGGCGGAATGTCGGGCCGGTGGAACCGTATGATGTGCTTGAGCATCCCCTTCATTTCAGCCGTCTCCACCTTGATGGCGGTCACATCTCCCGCAACCTTTTCGACCTTCTGGTCAATTGTCTCGTGAGATTTTTCGTTGTCGCTGAACTTCTGCTGGACATACCACAGCACGCCACCAGCCATTGCGACCAGCAAGGAAACAACGTATTTCAGGGGAACCCCCTGCGCTACAAGATCATCCACAGTGAAGCCTTAGCGCGCTGAGAGTTTCGACGACTTAACGTGACTGCAGAACGGGACCTTAACTCAGGTCTCTCTAATTTTATACCCCATGGATTCCAGGATCGCCTTCTTCAGCTTGAAGACTTCGGTGCGGAACCCCTTCACGTCTTCAATGATGAAGGCGTCACCCTCCCAGTACGTGAAGTCGGCCACGTAGACCACTTTCCGCCCGTTGGGGTATCGCTTGGATCGATGCTTGAGGGGGCCGGCTGGCCCAATCAGGTTTATGCGGACCTGTTCCTGCAGGTCCCGAATCTCGCCGGCCTTCTCCAAGAGCTTCAAATCCTGGGCGCGAGCGGCCTCCTTCGCGGAGTCGTAGCCGTCAGTCTTCCGATTGCGATACTTGCTTCTCATGGCTCATCAGGCGCTTTCAGGCGGGGGAATGGTGTAGCCATGCTCTCCCGCCAGAATGATCAGCTCGTCGATCAGCCGGCTGTACTCGTCCTTGCCCGCGTCTGCGCTGGAGGCATTGGGCACCTCGCGCACCGTCCCCCCAAACCGGACAGTCTTGGACACGCCAAACGCCCGGCACTTACACTCGTTGTGGATGAAAGCCTCGGACTCCTTGGCGTTCATCCCTAGCTCGGCCCCGAAGGCCTTGAGCACGGTCCAATAGTAGCCGCGCTGCTCTGACGTGTGCAGCACCTTGGGCTCGCCAAAGCGCACAACGAACGGGCTGCCGGCCTGGTAGCGCCCCTTTATTTCATCCATTGCCTTCTGGGCTGCCGCTTTAGCCCCCTTGTTAACGACTATCTGCTGGTTTGCCATAGAGGTCCTCGTAGCTGTGCATGCGGATCTTCTCAGGGATCTCGCACACTCTGTTGAATGCTGCGATCAGACTTGCGGTCCCACTCCGCTTTAGCTGATCGGCCAGTGCTCTGCTGCTGGGCTCTCTGTCCACAGTGTCGGCGATCTCCCGGACCACTTCTTTGGAAAGGTTCACGGCGGCGCTGATGGACTCCTGTGTGAAAGTGTGACCACGGTTTACCATGGCGGAGGACCAGGACATCCAGGTCAAGCCGCGCAGTTTGTCCGTAAAAATATGCCCGACGCTGCGGGGATCGTCGTCAGGCTCGACCACCTGACGCTGAGCAGCTTGTGGCCCCATGATGATCGCCCGGCATTGTGGCGCGTTGGGCATCTGGCGTTCACCGTACTTCCTTAGCTCCACCAGGCCGCGAGCCATTGCCGGCGGGGAGATGTCGTCAAGGTTGTCGGCCCACGTCCCGGATGCGTCCCGCGAATCTACTCGCTTGAACGCTGACGGGTAGTTATCCCTTAACACGCTCCACACGGCGAGCACGTTGGGCGACCTGCCGTAATTCGGCTGCGGTCGGTAGTCTTGCTCCACCGTTGATATGCTGTTCGATGAGGTCTGCGGCACTATGTCCTGCGCTCTCGTCGGGCCAAACGTCCTGCCATCCATTGATGATGCTCCTGTCCAGTAGCTGGTTTGGGTCATGGCCTTCGCCCATGAGGCGGGCCAACTTTCTCATGAGTCGCTTCTTCGCGACATCGGTCATGGGTTTCTTGATGCCCTTGCGGTGGGCGATGAAATCCTCCCAGGTCTCGGCGTCGAGCCAGTCCGGCACCAGGGCGTTGTTAAACAGATCGGTCACACAAGCCTCCAGACCCTAACAAGCCGGCTGTGGTTCTTTACTCGCTCCGACTTCTTGAACTGGCCGGTGAACTGCCAATGGCTCTCGGCGAATATCGACCCAGCCGCCGGCCCCAGGGTTGTCACCCCATGCCGAGACTCCAGCACGCGGCCAACTCGATCTGAGTCACACTGCCTATCTGCGTCATCGGTCGCAATCTCCATCGCGATCTCCCTCGCCAGGGCCAGGTCGCCCTGCTGGGCGTTGGCGGCCAACTCCATCCCCTCGGATTTAAGGCGGTCAGATTCTTCGCCATTAAAGAGCCCTTCTTGTCTGGGCGCATACAGAGACTGAACGGCATCGTAATACTCTAGGGCCTCGGTGACGTTTGGCCAGTTACCCGGCACCAGCTCCCCGCCCTTTGTCATGGTGCAGACGGTTCTCCCGCCCACCTTCGCCCAGCTGATGGCCCAAACTCCGTTCTTGATCGCGTACTTGCCCCAACGGGACCAACCTTTGGGTAAGTTCACCCTAACCTCCTTGTTTTCCTTGATGGGTAGGCTGGCCGGTGACCCGGGCACAGACCCCCCGACCCCCCATGTTACTTTTGGTAACACAGCAGGCGGAGAGTCGATGCTGAGAGATAGGCTAGACCGTATATTCCCAGGCATCCCGGCATGCAGATTAACGTCACCTTGCCGCTCCCACCCTGTGACGGACGTCGTTGCGCGCTACAAGACGTTCTGGGACAATCTCGCCGCTCGGTGCGGTCTATGGATTTCCTGTGAGTCTGTAGCCCGGCCACGACGCCGAGTTCTGCACTATATGCGCCCCCGAGACTCTCCGTCAACGGGGCGCAGTGCTATGCGTTGTCGTAAAGCTCCTCATGGTCGCCCAGCACCAGTCGGACCAGCCCCACGCCCTTCATGGTTACGCGCTGGTCACGATGGATGTCCTCCCCTTGAAAGTCAGGGCTTTCGCATTGACACGGGTCACCCCAGCGATTCTCTGAGAGACGCGTTCTTACGACACCGTCGCCGAGAACCTCAATGGTCAGGTAGCTCATGTGCTGCCCTGGTGCTTAAAGTTTGCGAAGCTTAACACAGGGTGTTACCATTCGCCAACTTTTACGAAGGAGAGCATTTTGGCAAGGGCACAAAACGTCCGGGCACAGGACTATATTCGCAAGCACGGGCAGCGCGAGGTCGCCCGACAACTAAGCGTTAACCCGGGCACAGTACACAGCTGGCTGGAGAGCGACCGTCCGATTGTGATCAAGTTGATCCAGGGCCTACCGGTTGAAGTCTCTGTCACCAAAGTGCTGTGGCCGAGAGAGGAGAGCGCATGACAGACGCAAAAACAAACCAGGAACTCGTTCCCAGGGAGGAGCCACAAAACGAAGACCGCAGCGCCCTCGTCGAGCTGATCGACAAGGTTGCCACGAACCCAGACGTTGACGCCTCGAAGATGAGCGAGCTGCTCGCCATCCAAGAGCGGATCTGGGACAGGGAGGAGGAGCACGCCTATAACGTGGCGATGCGCCAGGCGCAGCAGGACATGCCCCAGATTCATGCGGCAGACGTGAACACGCACACGAAATCCAGTTACGCAAAGCTGCACCGGATCATCAGGGCCATCACTCCGGTCTACACCCATCACGGCTTTAGCCTGAGCTTCTCTCAGGTGGATTCCCCGCTGGCGGGGCACATCCGCATTGAGTGTGAGGTGTCCCACATTGCGGGGCATACCAAGCAGAAGTTCTTAGACCTGCCAGTGGTGGACACCGGGATCAAGGGAGAGAAGAACATGACGCTCACCCACGCACAGGGGTCGGCTTTCAGCTACGCCCGACGCTACCTGACGCTCATGGTGTTCAACCTGGCGACAGGAGATGACGACGACGGGAATGCCGCCGGCACCGTTGAGTACGCGTCCCAGGAACAGATCTCTCGGCTCCATACGCTATTTGACAAGTCGTCCAACGAGAAGTGGGTGAAGGACACCAAAGAGTGGCTGCACAAGGCGCACGGGGTGGCAGACATCGAGCTGATCCCTGCGAACAAGTTCGAGGGGATCTACCGTGCCGTGTTCGCGGCCACCGGGCTGGGAGACAAATCATGACGCTGATCATTGCTTGGATTCTGATCGAGGCCCATGACCTGGGCTTTTGGTGGGCGCTGGCGGCTGCCGGGGTGTGGGTTGGCCGCGTCCTGAACGCCCGATACCTAGCCAAGACGCGGGCATCGAGTTCTTCATCTGGCTGGTCAGACTGGTGATCCGCTACGACATTGAACAAGGAACGCCCGAGTGGCACCTGCTGCGCTTGGGCCTGCCCACCGCGAGCGAGTTTGGCAAACTGGTCACCCCAGTGGAGATGAAGCCCTCCAAGCAAAGCGACGACTACGCCCGGACTTTGGCCGCCGAGCTGTGGACCGGCGAGCTGGTCGATTCATTCACCGGGAACGCGTTCACAGAGAACGGCAAGGCCTCCGAGGAGGCCGCCAGGCTGTACTACGCGATGCTAACGCACCGCAGCGTGGAGACGGCGGGGTTTATAATGAACGACGAGTTAGGTGCGGGAGCGAGCCCAGATGGGCTCATGTTGGGGGATGCCGGGGCATTGGAGATAAAAAGCTGTGGTGCAAAGCGGCACATCCAATGCCTCGGCCTTTCTGAGTGCCCGCGTGAGTACCGCGCTCAGTGCCAGGGGATCTTGATGGTCGGCGAGCCCGAAGGCATCCAGTGGGTGGACCTGCTCATGTACGCGCCCAACCTGCCGTGCAAAGTGTTTCATGTGGAACCAGACCTGAAGTACCAGGCCGCCCTGCGTAAGCAGCTGGCGCTGGTAAGGGCCGAGCGCGACCGCTACTACGACATCATCGAAGGATCTGCTTAATGCTGGTTTACGAGAGCATTGGACCGCTGAACGTCCGTATCTACGACAAAGACGTCTCGGACTTTCCGTTCGAGATTCACCTCTTCGGAGAGGAGCAGGCCGGGATCAGGACGCGATCAGCTTTTGAGTTTGACCTGCAGCAGGCGAAGAAACTACGAGACATTCTGTCCAAGGGGATCGCGGCCAGAGAGAAGAACCTCGGGCTACATGACGACGCCGGCACGGCAGCGATCAATCTGCGCCATGGCGAACCTGCGGAAAGCGGCTAGAGGCGCACCGTGTTGCATCCGGCAGCCGGGGTGCGCGCCGGGCCCGGGCAACGAAACCGTGGTCCTATGCCACCGGAGAGGCGCTGGGGTGGCCGTGAAGAGCGACGATACCGACGCCTGCCTGGGATGCCACTCCTGCCACGATGTCCTGGATGGACGCCGTGACGGGCTCTTGGGGGACTATGACGAAGTCTTCGAGGAGGCCAAACGCCTTACACACGTCTACTGGAAAAGACGGGGGTTAATGTGACGAGCCTGCGAACAGCGATCAACGACAAGTGTCTTGATTGCATTTATGACGAGGAAGTACCCGGCGGGCCAACCGAGCAGATCCATCTCTGCACGGCCATGGACTGCCCGCTGTGGGAGGTAAGAAAAAGGCTGTATCTGAAGGACCCCAAGTCCGCTGGTACTCCCACCCGGCTCAGGAAGCGCCTGCAGGAGGCAGGGGTGCCCGACCATAAAGCCCACCAAATCATCTACGGACAATCGGCAGAAGAGGGAGGGGAGAATGACTCACCCAACGCCAATTAAGTACAACCCGGACAAGCCAGACGGCAAGCCGCTGAATTGGCTGCATATCGAGGGGTGGACCATTGCCGAGCTGTCCGCCGAGATGCAGCGGGCAACGGGGCTGTCGGTGCCGCACAAGCGCATCACCTCGTGGGAGGTCACCACTGGTCACCGCATGCACAGGCGCTGCGTGAAGTGCGAGCGCAAGCTGTCTTTTGCCAGCTTCCTTCTGGACGACGAGAGGAGCATCTCGCGCAAGTGCGGGCTATGCCGGCGCAACGATCAGCCGAAAAACTTGATCGTCCTGGAGGGGGACGCGTTCATAGCAACCAGGCCCTTCGGCATCTGCCGCCAGCGGGGGAGCAGAGCATAGTCCCGGTCTACGTGATCGCGATACCCCAGGAGCTTTCGGCCTTCACGTACCACTTCGAGTCCACCCACTTCAGGGTGACGCTCGCGCCCACCTCGGAGAACACGATTGACGTTCCCACCGCGATGTTGGAGTCTGCATCAGGCTCCAGAGTGCCGTTGCCGCCATCGGTCTTCATGAAGATCTCGACCTCCTGGCCCTCGAACTTGCCATCGGCGATCTCCAGAGCCTCGGCCCCGCCGGTTACCAGCATAATGGTCTTCGAGTAGATGCTGACCGGGATCGTGCCCGCGCCCGAGTTGTAGGTGACCACCTGGCCCTGGACCAGCCGTGGGGCGACACCGTTCGCCACATCGCCCTCGATGACCCGCTGCACTTCCACGTCAGAGGCGTTGTCCTGCACGTAGACGCCGTACCGCTGGCCTGAGCCAACATTCCAGTGAGTGATGCTCGCGCCGCTTTCATTGACAAGCGTGCCCCCGTTCAAGTCTGTAACGGAGTAGTCTTCGTTGACGGTATTGACCGCCGTCACCTCCAGCTTGGTGTTGTTGACACCGTTAGCGAACCCAGTAGTGACCGCGATGGTATCGCCCACCACAGCCGTGGTCAGGTTGCCCGCCGCCGACTTGATCTTGCCGGTGGAACCAGAGGCATCGGTGATTGCGCCGTCCGTGACCGCCGTAGACGTGGTCGCGTCCCCGCCACTCTCCTGCTTGTTGCCGGAGATCACGGAGATCATCACGCTCGACGGGCCGTTCACATATACCCCGGCCCTCTCCAGGTCGGTCTCCAAAGTGTCCTTGCCGTTATCCTGAGCCACGCACCCGGAAATGACTATTCGCTCGTAGTTCGCGCCGACATGGAACCCGGCGTCGTAGTTGTCGTACCCGTGGCAGCCGACAAAGCTGACGTCGTCACTAGCAACTGAGTACCCGTGGGCGAAGTTGTCCCACGACGTGCAATTGGTGAGGGACTTGCCGCCATTCATAAAGCAACCGGTGAGCCCGTTGTAGCCGAAGCTGCAGCCTTCGATGCGATTGTCTCCGCCGGAAAGGCGCAGGCCATCACCCGCGTTGGCCGTGAACTCGCAGTCCCCGAAGTAGGACCCGCCAAAGCTCTTGAAGCCCGCTATGTTGTCACCGTCCAGGGTGAGAGAGAACCCGGTGCCCGATCCGGTGGTGCCCGTCTGTGACAACGTGTCCCCGTCTTGAATCGTGCCGACCTGGCCGGAGTTGTCCACCGTAAACTGGGTGACCGCGCCCGTGCTGACTGCATCCACGGTGACCGTCACCCCGTCCGTAACGGTGATTACATCACTCACCGCGTGGCCGCTTCCGCCCGCGAACGTGCCCTCGCTTGTTGGACTGTTGTCATAGGAGGTTTCATCCTGGCCGTCTATCACATGGCCAAAGGTGCCGGTGACCGTCTTACAGCCCTCCTCCGCCCAGTGGCTTATTGTCAGGTTAGAGAAGCGGGCGTTACGGATTCCTTCGCAGTAGACCCCTATGCCGCGAGAGTTGTTAGCGGTCGCGCTGCCGCTGCTTGGGTTGGCCGTGCCAGTGGCCCGGCGGTTGCCGTAAATGACCAGGTCCTCCAGGCCGCCGCCCCAGCGTGCGCCGGTATCCGTGCCTTGGTACTGAAACCAGATAAAGGGGTAGTCCCCTGAGTTATCCGGGTGCTCGGTCAGGGAGGCGGAGTCTTTCAGCTTGATCACGGAGCCGAATAGCTCGATGTTCTCGCACTGACCGAAGATGTCCCCAATATGCCCGCCATCCCCATACAGCGTAATCCCAGGCTGGGTGACCTTGATGTTGTCGGACGAGATATACACCCCAGTGGGGAAGTAGACCCGCGCACCCTTCAGACTGGCCGTGTCCTGAATGTAGGAGATGCAGTTCATAATCGCCGTGCGGTCGTCGGTCACGTTGTCGCCCTTCGCACCAAATTGCTTGACCGATATGAAGTTGTACCAGATCAGTTTCCAGCGTGCGCCATCGGTGCCCACGATGATCGAGCCGCCGTTATCCGACGAGGTGGTGTCTGAGGTGTCGTGCCAGTAGTGTCCGCCTCCCCCGTCCCCCTCGTCGTAGTATCCCGTAACAAAAGCGCGGGTGGTGGAGGTGCTGTCGAGCGCCTTCAGGGCATCAATGTCGGTCACCACCGGCATGCCCGTGAGGCTGCCCACCAGGGAGCGCGAGAAGGTGAGGTTGTTGGTGCCAATGTCCACCGTGTCGGCTGTTGTTAGCCGGTACACGTCGCCATTGGCCAACGGCACGAGGGTTCCCTTGCGGACATCGCGGGTGCCATCGAAGTCCTTCGCCCGGACCCAGGCCGCATTCGCCTTCACGATGTAGATGCCGTTCTCGGTGGTGGCGGTCTGGTTCTTTACCAGGACGCGGTCACCGTCTACGACCGCTACGCCATTGACCGTCTGCTCACCCGAAAGGGTGAGGTTCGCGGTGCTTTCTACCAGGACGGGGGCCTTGATGCCCTCGTCGGAGGTGAAACCTATAACTCTGTCCGTTGAAGCCATGGTGTCAATTAACCCTCTTATTGTGGCCCAAACATCAGCAAGCGCAGCGCATCACCTGGGTGATCTGCCTCGCCGTCAAGGATTTCCATCATACCCGTAAACGACCGCTCGGTCTGAACTGCCGGAAGGTGGAACAATACGCCCGTGGTTCGATTGAGCGCCTTCCAGAAAGGCGGATCAAGGTCGCCCTGCCTAACCTGCGTGGTTAGGTTTGCTAGTTCAGCGAATGCTCTTGCTCCAGCCGGGCCCTTGTAGCCGTGGTAACCCATGACAGCCGAGCCTAGCTCGCGCACGCCAGGGATGGTGCCCATAGCATACGAAATAATCTCTGCCGTCAGCTCTTCCTTTATGTCGTCCTCATCCTTGTCTTCGAGATTTCCGAAGAGCGCCTCCTGTAAGAAGTATCCAACAACGGCTGGGACCATGTAGAGGAGCATTATGTCCCCCACCCACCCGGCAGCACCGGTTACGCCACCCTGACCAAGGCGCTTGCGCGTTTGCTCGATTGTCATGTTGTAGGTGGTGCTGAAGAACGAGTAGAAGTTGGTCCACAGCTTCATGAACGGAGAGCCGCGCTGGATGGCGGCCAGGTCAATTATCTGTCCACCGGCCTGAGCGTCACGCACAGACTGGTCGGCCACCGCAACGGCCTTCGCCTCGTCCATGCCGGAAGCCATGGATTTCTCGTAGGCACCGAGCCAGGTGGGAATGTCTACCACCATCTGCATGCGCGTAAGCATCCAGAACAGGGTGTCCCTCATCCCGCTGTGGGGCCCTTCCACCCTGTTCCGAATCTCATTGATTTCACGTAGCTGTGTGCGGGCCCTGTCTCTCATAAACGGCGACACACTGTTGATCCACTTGACAGTTCCTTCCATGTGCTGCGCGTCACGCCCGGCCCACTTCAGGAATCCCTTCGCTACCCACTGCGGGCCAACCCGCACGATGGACTGGCTCAGGCCGAGGATCTGCACTGAGGTGGTGGTGAACGAGTATCCCATGGAGGCAATGGAAGAGCCGACTCTCAGGTGGTTGAAAAACCGCTCCCACCCGTTCTTTGCGCCCACGTAGCCGGCAGCGACGTCGGTGATGATGTTCTTGAGCTGATCGTATTTCACGCGCCCGAACCCGTCGCGGATTGCTTTCTCGACTCGCCGGTCACCCAGCACGCGATTCAGGTCTACCAGCATCTCAGTGTGGGTCAGGTCGTGGATCACGTCGTCCAGGTGCTGGAAGATCGCGCCGAAGTCGAGACGCATGGGGCGCTCCAGCGGCTTCGCTACGCGGCCCTTCCTGTGGCCGTGCCGGGTCTGGGCTCGAACTGATGCCCCGCCCATGGCTCGCTTCGCTTTCTCGACCGCATCCAAAACCTCCGCCCGGTTGGACAGCTTAGAGTTGTACAGCGCCGGAAAGTATTGGCCCTGGACCTCGCCAAACTTGGTCTGAATCGTCAGCCCCTCAACCTTCTCCGGGGCGAACCCATCCAGGCGCTCGGCCAAAGCCTTGGAGTCGGCCCAGTAGCTATTGACCACATTCCAGATGCTTTCGATGAAGCTCCAGTCTTCCTGAGTCAGTGTGTCGAGGATCGCCTGAACCTGGGACTCCGACCAACCGTATCCGGCCATCAGGCGCTCGCGGTTACCCTGGTTGCCCCAGTTCATCCCCACCATGATCCGGCCCATGCGCGTGAGAGAATCGTCGATCTCGGGGATAAATTGCTTTGTGTACATCGAGTCGTCGATCCGCATGCCCATGAATCGGGTGGCGAAATTCTTGGCCTGCTCTGACCAGGTGGCGAACGGACGGAATGCCTCAAAGACCTTCTTCGCCGCCTCAGCTCGCATGTCAGCTTCTCGGTCAGCGGCCTCGTTGGCTGGCCGGATGAACGCTTCCCAGGCGAGCCCGCCGTCCTCGAACCCGTCCAGCTCCCGGATGATGGAGGAGGCCTTGCGGAACATCCCGAACGCGTCCCCAAAGAATTGGGAAGCTCGGTCCTGGGGAAGCTCGGTCTCTATGTCCGTAGGCCCCTTCTTGTTCTTGTTTTCATTGAGCGCCTCAACAAGCGCCTCAACGAATGCGTCGAACGAACGCTGGTCCTGGATCTTCATCAGCCGGTTCTTCAGCCGGGCCAGATGCTCCAGGTGCTTCATGCTGTCGCGCACCTCGCGCAACTCTTCGATACGAAGCTCTTTGTAGTTCTTGCGGTATGCCTCGTTGAGTATGTTGTCAGGCAGGGAGATAGGCTCGCCAGCCTCTTCCTTCGCCTCAACGAAGTCGCGCAGCGACTGCCTCTCATCCAGGGCCCGCAATGGAACATTGGCGAACTCGAACCGGGAGGCGATCTCCATGATCTGTTCCAGGTAGCCGGCCTTGCCCATGGCCTGGCGGACCTGCTTTCTGCCAAACTTCCGCACGTACTTGACGGTTGCGGCAACCTCCTCCTTGACTCGTCTCGCCTCCTTGTACAGCTCCAGGTTCAGCAGCTCCTGGCGCTTGGCCTGAGCGGCTGCCTCGAAATCCTGGCGGGCGAGCGCCTGGGTTGCTTCTCTGGACGCTTTCTGGGACGCGGTCAGGTAGAGACCGGGGCGGAGGGCGCGGACCTTTTGGGCAGCGATCATGCCCCTGGCTACCTCCCTGAAGGTCTTCAGGGTGGGCACCTCGTCGCGCAGAATCTGCCGGCCTGTGCGCTGCTGTGCCTGCATTGCTCTGATTGCTGGTGCCGCTGCACGCTGCATGGCCCGCAGGGCTTTCATTTCCGCACGCACCATCTCAGCTTGCTTGTCGTTGAGGGTCACCTCCATGGCCTTCTCGGCCAGGGCCTCACGATCCTGAAGCAGGCCTGGGTATTTCTCCCTCATGCGTTGCTCGCCCATCTCCTTGGCCACCGCCAGCTGGGGCCGGGCATCCCGGATCAGCTGAATCATCTCGTCTGTGGAGCTGATCCCCACCATCTCCGCGATCTGGTCAGGGTGAACCCCCTCGTCGTCGAGCATGCCCCGGAATGGGCGCAGGTCTCCGGTCAGCTCTTTCATGGTGGCCCGGTCCAGCTTCAGATCGAACTCGCGCCCGTCAGGCAGCACACCGTTCTTCAGGGCATTGATCAGGATGTACTCTTGGCTCCAGTTGGTCTCCTCGATGGCCTGGTCGATCTCGGCCTTGAGGCGCTTCTTCCACTCCGTGCGGTTCTCTCGCATCCACTCCCGGATCAGCTGCTGCTGCAGGCGCTCACGAGCCTGCCGGCTCTCGTCTGCAATGCCAGTCTGGTAAGCTGCCCATTCAGCGTCGGACATGTTGGGAGGCTTGTTCATGAACAGCGGGGTGATCTCTGCCTCGGCCTGAGCGGCAGCGATCTGCTCATCAGTGGCCAGCATGCGGTCGAACACGCCGCGCACCTCGTCATTGAGCGTGACGTTCAACGCCTTGGCGTCGTCGTAGAGGCCGATCAACCAGGCGCGGAACCTGGCGAATGCGCGGCGCAAACCAACCGAGGGAGCCTTGCCCTCCATCGCGTAGGCCTCGAACCCGCGAGCGAATTGCTCCTTCTGGTCTACGCCGATCTCGTCGATGGAGCTGACGCCAAACCACTGCAGCAGAACCTCCATGTCGTCAATCATGCGAAGCTTGTTGTCTCCGATAGCCTCGCCACGCTCAGTGGCTTGTTGAGCCTCCCGGACCAAGTCAGAGAATATCTCCAGGAATACGTGTCCTGACTCGTGAATGAACGTGGAGGCGTCGGCGTTCTCCAGCAGGCCAATCTTCATTGTGCGATCTGCGGAGATAGCCGTGTACCCGCGAGGGCCGGAGGGGTCGCGCTGTTCCAGGCGCTCGACCTCAATCAAAGCCTCATCCCAGATCACGAAGTTGCGCTCGTCGGAGGTGCGGCCTTTGTAGGTGAGGCCGGGGATGCCAGCTTCGGACAAGAACTCTGATGCTCCCCGCGCCCCGTCCAGCCTTTCGAGGGCGTTGTATAGCTTCCACCCGGGTTGATACAGCCACCTCGTAACAGAAGCCTCAACGGCCTGCTGCTCCGTATCGTACTGAGCAAACGACTGGACCCGAACAGTCCCGCCAATGACATCCCGTGGTGCGTACCTGTACCCGTACTTCCCGTCATCCTGAAAGATCTCCCTGCCCACGCCCGCCAAGTGCTCCATCACCGGTCTCAGCGCATCCTGAATCTCCTGAGATTGCTGTATGGGCTGCCTGTCGTAGTCCAGAAGCTCCTCGGTCTCGGGGATGTTGACTTCGTAGAGGTGGCCCTTTTGCATCTCGAAGGTGTCTTTCAGATGCTTGTCTAGTTTCCTTGCCGCTGGGTTCGTATCGAAAGCAGCCGGTTTTCTTCCTGCAGAGAATGAAGCAACCCCGTTGTCAACGATGTACCCGTAAGGATCGCTCTTCTCTCCCACGAAGTCTCTTGCCCACTGCTCTATCTCACTGAGAGAGAGTTTTTGCCCTGACTCTTTGTGGATGAACTCTCTCTTGCCCAATGCTCTTTGATAGTGCTCGCCGACCTCCTTCTTGCTCGCGAAGTACAGACCCCAGCCATACGCCTGACGGCCTTCGCCCGTACCAATGGCGTGCAGGCTGAACTTCTCGAATCGGTGCGGGGAGCCATGCCAGGCGGACTGGTACAGGAGCTGCTCGGGAGCAAACTGCTCGAAGAACTCCGGGCGCACCAGGGTCTCGTGCTCGATCTCATCGGCGCGGCCTGCTTCACCCAGGATGCGGGATACTGCGTCGTCCGTCAGGATTCTTGTTATGCGCGCCTCTCCGGCAATGACCCAGGGGTCACCGTACTTGGAGTAGTGGTACAGGCCACCAACCGGCACGGCGCTACCCAGGCGGGGCTCACCCGTCGTCTCCAGGATGGCGTCGTAGTCAATGTCGGCGGACACCTCCATCTCCACATACACCCGATTGGGCGCAATGGTGCCGGCCTTGGTTCTTAGCTGAGGTGTGATTGGCAGCATGGCCCCGTGAATCCCCGCCGAAGGGAACAGGTCCATCTTGGCCTGGGTGGAGAGCACGCCGTACTCCCACTTGCCCACAGTAAAGGGGAGAGGTTTCTTGCGCCCCTTGGCGTCTAAGACTCTGCCAGCGAACAGCGGGTACAGCTTCCCGTCTTTGCCTACCTCAACCAGCTTGTAGGCCTTTACTGTTTTTCGGGGCGGCCTTCTTTCGGCCCCCTGTTCAGCCCGTCCACGAACCGCTGCACTATCCGCGATCTCTTCTCTCGGAGTGCTTGCTTCGTAGACGGTGTCTGAGATTTCTCCCGCTTTTCTTGCGGCATTGAGTTGCTCCATGACCCGGCTATCCAGGTCGGTGTAATCAATCTTCTGAATGGTCTCCAGGGGTGCAACCTGAGAGTTTCCGAACCCCCGCGTGTTATCAATCAGGATGACCTCAACCTGATCGTTGTCCGCATACAGGTCATTGATCTGGGAGATCGCCCTCGACGAGCCAATGTGCCCCCTAACAAACGGGACCACGTTGACCACCCTGCCAGTGCTCATCGCCCTCGGGAGTGCGCCGCTGCCGTCGATGCCAGGGGTTCCTCTGAACGCCTCCACAGGATCTCGCATCACATAGATGATCTCGACGTTGGCCCCGGTCTTCAGGACGAGGTCGATGCGCCTGGCTGCCTTGTCAGCGTTCCCCATGATCGTGTCATAGGTGAACACTGACTCCTCGTCACCAATGGCGTCGCGGATGGCGGAGGTCTTCCCTGCGGCAGCACCACCAGCGGTGAACAGGACCGTGTCGTCAGCGGTGAGCCCTGCGACCTTCTCTTCAAAGTACCGGTTGGTGAACCAGCTGGCCGGCTCGTGTACTGCGTTGGACAAAGACTTGTCTGCCGCATAGGAGGGAACCAGCAGGCGGGCCTCGTCTACGTTGATGACGGTGCCGCCCTTGGTGCCTTCCAGCTCGGCGTAGGCGGCCTTCGCGGCCTCATAGTCCTCGAAGACCCGGGTGGCCTCGTGCGCCACGCGTCGTTCTCTCTGGGTCAGACCCTTCGGGTAGGGGATGCCCGGAGTGTGCGTCTCCACCTCCAGCGGTTGAAAAACCACTGCGGCCTCGCCTGCGGCACCACCCCTGGACCAGTAGCCCAGGTAGCCCGAGTCTCTGACGAGCCGCTCAGCGTAGGTGTAGATGTCTGCGCCCTGCCGGCCAGCGGCAGCAGCGGCACCCCTGAAGTCTGCCGGATCTCGATCCCAGTCGTACAGGTCGCGGGCTTCCACCGAGGTGACGTTGACACTGTCTCCAAGGCCCGGCTCTTTTACATAGCCACCCGGCTTGTCAACCGCAATCCCGTAGTAGGACCGGTTGACCCAGTCCTTGGGATTATTCAGTCGGCGTCGGTTTTCCTCTCCGGGGATTCCTCGTCCGTAGAAGGCGGGGTCAATGAGGTCTCGTCGCTCTTCTGAGTAGTGGACGAGTTCGACTCTGCCGTCAGACCGAACTGTTGGGCCATCTCTTGCTGAAGAATCCTGCTGAACTCCGCGTCCTGGCGCGAGCGCCGCTCTTGCTCCTGCCTTCTCAAGTCCCTCGGATCTGAGGAGGCCTTCGTATAGCCCCCGCCGATCACGTACCCAGCTTTCGAGACCGGGTCGTCGTCCGAGAGCAGCTTCAAACCTCTCCGCTCCAGCTTGTCCTTCAAGGTCTCGTTCCCAGTCGATTGTTGGGCCATAGTCTCCGTCCGCGTAGGTGCCCTCGACCTCGCCACCCAACTCCTCCTTCAGGGCCTGGACCCCATCTAGGAATGTATCGGTGTCGCCGAGCGCATTGTCAAAGTTGACGACATACAGCTTGCCGTCGATCTCAGTATACCCGAAATCGCGCCCGAATGTTACCATTCCTGAACGCTTTAGTACATCCCGCTCAACCCCAGAGAATACGGCGGCTGCGACCACCCCCTCGTCGTTAGGATCAAGCGTGTTCGATATTCTGAACCACGGCACAGCCTGTTGTCTGAACACGTACTGGACAATGCGGGCGTAGCTCTCTACCTCGTCCCGCGACATGCGGCGGACCCTCTCCTGCATGTCGGAGACTTCTGCCGGTAGCGCCACCAGGCTGGCCACCCGGTTGGGCATGAGGGTCTCATTCCACAACCCCAGGCCGCCCTCGTTGGCTGCCAGCGGGATGCCGAGACTCTGGGCGATCAGATCTCTGCCATCTTGGTCCACCACTAGGGCCAGGGAGTCCATCCTGAACTGAGCCTTCTGGAAGTCAGTCAAGGAGCGGTATAGATTGGCTGCCGCCGAGCCCGGGGCCGGTGTTACCTCGAAGGTGACGTGGTCGGTTAGCTCAGCCAGAGCCTCGTGAAACGTCGCGCCGCTGAGCCCCTTGTCATCACGGTACTGGGTCCACACGAGGGCCTGAACCTGCATGGGCAGAAGGTCGGTTCCGTTCACCGCGTTGAAGTGCTGGGTGACCGCCCGCATGATCGTCTGGCTGACGCGGTTGCGGGCGGGGGTTCCGACGTTGCCGGAGGGCGGGGGCACATACCCCATGGCCCCGTAGATGTGCCTGTCGATGGTAGAGGCCAGCACGTTGACCGGGCTGTCAGGGAACATGGCGTCATGGATGTTCTGGTAGAACGCGAGCGTCTTCTCGGCGAACCCAGGGGTCTCCATGGTGATCTCGTCCGCCTCCAGGGCGGTCATGATGTGCTCTGAGCTTTGGTGGCCTACGTGTGGCGACGTGTTGCCCTGCTCGATCTGATAAGCGGCACTAACAGCCAGATGGACGTTAGACGTGACTCCCTCGTTGGCAGACAGCAAGGCAAGTATGCGCGCCATGCGATCCGCCCGGGCGTAGTCGTTGTTCACCAGGCGCAGGATCATATTGCCAATGTCCTGATACCAGTAAGCCGATAGCGGGAAGTTGGTCAGGGCCCGCTGCGCGTAGTCGAAGATCCGGTTGGCAAGCATGTCGATGTCTGCTTGCGTCACAATCCCGGGCGGGAATCCAGCCAGTTCACCAGTCTTTTTGTTCGCGAGCCGCGTCTTACCGACGTTTACGCCGGTTACCAGCGGAGTCTGAGCCAGGATCTCTGGGCCTTCTTCCAGGACTACGGACTCCACCTCAAGGCCAAGATCAGAGGGCAGCACCCTCTCCATCTGGGCCGGGTTCTCCGGGGTA